GAGGATTTCTAGCTGGGATACGACCAGAAAGCATGGTATTGATTGTAAATCCAAACTATTCCGAAGAGAAGCGAATTCAAGATGAGTGGAAACTCGAAACGAATTGGCGAAAAAGAAAAACAAAAAAAGCCCTCGACTGAGGGCTTTTCTTTGATAGGAACGTGTTAGTTCAAGCTTGTGTGCGAAGTGCCCAGAAGTAACCGCTTGCTGCTGGCAATGCGATCACTGTTGAGATTGAAGAGTTTCCTGCAACGGATGTTGTCCACGTGCCGGAAGGTGTAACAACTGGGTTTGAAGCAGAAAGAGTGCATGCTGCTGAACCAGTGTTGACAACTGTAAATGCGCGACCAACGTTGTCAGCGTCAATAGCTGGGAGCACAATCATAGCTGCTGCACCAACGAGAGTAATTCCATCTCCTGAACCAACTGATGCTGTAGAAACAGTAGTTACACTTGTCACATTTTCTTTTTCTTGAACTGCGACTGAAAAGCTATTTCCAACGTCATCAGCAACTTTTTCTGAGATTAGACCTTTGTCTGTAATTCTTGTACGAATTTTTGCCATAATATATTCCTCCAAAACGTCCTATCAAATTGGACTTTCCTATACAATCTAAGTATAATTGAAGTTGACTAATAACTAAGAAAATCCTATGGAAGGCAAAATCGTATATCCCCTAAACACCAGACTTACTGGTTTGATTGGAAGACAACTTGAAGAAGGAGTTCGTTTAATTGAGAGCGAAGGTCTTTCTTGGAGGATTGTTGTTTTTGATCGAAAAGACAAGTCGTTCGAACAATTGAATAAAATGAACGACCGTGTTAATCTTGAGGTATTGGGTGGAAAAATAGTTGAAGCCCTGGTCTATTGAAAGAGTGAATAATGCGAACAGATGAAAACTTCAAAATTTTGGATTGGCTTGGAAAACCAGAACAAATTGTCAGAGATGCTGCAAGGAATGCTGGGTATCAAACAAGAATTGTTCATGAAGATGGAAAGAATTTTGTCTGCACAAGAGATTATCACACAAATCGTCTAAACCTCTCCATTCAAAATGGTATAGTGTTTCAAATAACCGTAGGATGAACATGAACGTAAAACAAGAGATAGCTCTAAAGGAAATGCAACACAAACTAGTTTGGCAATCTTTTGAAGATGCTCAAACAATTGCAGAAGACAATGGATACTTTCTTCGTGTTGTGAGTGAAGATGGAAACGACTACATTTACACCATGGACTATCAAGAAGGTAGACTAAACGTAAAATTGGATAGTGGAATAGTTACAGATGTTGTCTTTTTTGGATGATGCTTTGAAAGGAATAAAGGAAAACTGTGGATAGAGAACAAAAAAATAGTATTTTCGAGTCGGTTGAAGCTGCTCGTCGAGCAGCGGAGGGTGCTGGACTTCAAGAAGTTTCAATGTCTGAGGCTGTAAAGCACGAGTTTGGAATTGAAATCCCTGTTGCAGAAGTTCCTTTGCCAAGTAATGGAAAGGTATATCCTCTTGGAAGCATGTTGGCAAATAGAGAAACACTTCCAATTAGAGCAATGACAGCCAAAGAAGAAGATATCATGATGAATGATTACTTCGCTAAAAAGGGCATTGTCATCTCAGAACTTATCAAATCTGTATGTCAGCTTCGTGGATTTGATCCAATGGACATGGTCGTCGGCGACCGAAATGCTGTAATGGTCGGTGTCCGTATCGTCGGATATGGAGCAATGTATAAAGCAGAAATGAAATGTCCATCTTGTGGAAAACAAGAACCTGTTCAAATCAATTTGAATGAGCTTGATATTGTACCTCTTGAAATTGAACCTGCTCAACCAAACACAAATCTTTTTACCTTTACACTTCCCCAAACAAAGAAAGTCGTATCTTTCCGTCTTTTGACAGGACACGATGAAAGAGAAATGTTGGAAGAGATGGAGATCAAGAAAAAGAAAGGTCTTCAAAACACAAACCTTTCAACATCAAGACTTCTTCGTCAAATCGTATCAGTTGATGGTATTTCTGATAGGGGCGCTCTTTCAAAGTTTGTTCAAGCTCTTCCAATTCAAGACAGTAAGGCTTTGAGAAACTACATCAATAAGCATCAACCAGATATCAAGATGCAATTCTTCTTTGAATGTTCCGGTTGTGGACATGTTGAAAAGGAGGCTCCCCTTCCAATGGGAGTAGGCTTTTTTTGGCCTGACGAGTGAACATAGAGAAAGTGAATGGCTTGAACATTTCTTCCTTCTGATGTACTATGGAGGATTTACTTGGAAAGAGTTCTATCATATGCCAGTTCAATATCGATACTGGCTAATCCAAAGAATTGATAAAGAGATAAAGTCAAGAGTTGAGGATGGAAACGATATACCAAGTAAAGGTGCTCATCATAACACGCCAGATGCTCGGGCAATCACAAATAAAACAAGAGATGTAGTTCCTGGTCGACTAAGAAGATTCACATAAGAAAGGCTCCTTACGGAGCCTTTTTCTTTTTCATTTCTCTGGTCGATATGGACTATCAAGTCTATTCCAGAAGACGTCAAGATCAATAAATGCTTCATATCCTTCAAGCCATCCTTCAATCTCTTCAAGGTATTTGTGAATGTCTTTGACTGTGTTGTCATTCATTGTGGTTTCGCCGGGAGCTGTAAGTTTATCAGCGTATGTACGAAGTCGTAGAAGAAGTTCCTTCATGATTTGGATAGTCTTCATATTCTCGTCTTTTGAAGCTCTTTCTTGAAGTTGTTTCTTTACAGCATTCTCAACAAGTCTATCAAGTTGTTTCTTCGTAATCTTCATTTTTCTGCTTTCTGTTTTTAGTTGATATCCATCAGGAAGTTCGTGACCAACAACATAATCTTCCCATACTCCCGGTTGCCATTTGAGAATGTAAGGTAAGACCACGGTTTTGAGTTCTTGCTTTGCTTCTTCAGGAGATGTGAATATTTTTGGTTCTTTTGTTCGTCTAAACAAAAATGGTTGTGACCATCCATCTCCATTCCAAACCCACGTTCCATTTCTTTTCTCCAAGACAATTTCCCATTCTTCATGATCTGGATGTTTTGAAATGTACGGATTACGTTCCTTGCCTGTATTGAACTTTTGCTCCTTCATTGCAAACCTCAATCAACTTCATCAAGTTCACTATAAGCTTGGCGTGCAACTTCAGTTAGAGCTTTTTCAAGTCTTTGAATTGAATCTAAATCTACCCAATCCATCTTTCCTTTTAGAAGGCGCTTAATTTCTGCCATCATCTTGTTGACGAAAAAGGAAGACACATTCTCTCCTTTTCCTTGCATCATCGAACCTCTTCGGCTCATTGGACGCATCTCATTCAAATCGACGTTCTTCTTGTCTCTTTTACGATCATACTTGGTTGGATCTTTGTGTTGACGTGAAGGAGGCGCTGTTGGTTTACGAACCTTTTCAAATGGAGATTTGTTCTTTTTCTTTTTCGCTTCCTGCATTCCTCGTTCTGAACGGTCTGCCTTGCCAACAAACTCATCATCCCAAGGGTAGTCATCATCTTCATCTTCAGTTCCAGTTAGTTCTCCCGTAAAGTCAGAAAACCATTGGTCTGCTTCTTCTTTGTCACTTTCTTCATCGCCCATTGAAGCAAGTTCTTCATCAGTCCACTCGAACTGTTCGTTGAGATCCTCGTCTTCTAGGTCATTGTCATGCAGATCAGGATCATTAGGAAACGGGAACTTTTCATCTTGTTCATCAGGTTTTTCTCCTAAACCCAGTTCCCAATCTGCCCATTGTTCTTTTACCAAACCTTCAACGAGGCGGTCAAATTGTTTCTTTGTAATCTTCATATTTCCTCTTTTGGGTAAATAGCTTACCACTTCTTACAGTTCCAATATCTCAATATCCAAACTTATTCAATGCAAGAAGTGCAAGATCCCATCCTCGAATACTTGCGGGACTTTCTTTGATTTTGGCAACGAATATGTCCAAAGGCATCTTCACAACCTGTAAGTGTTCATTGTCATCTAAATCAAGGTGTTTCTCTGTTCTAACGCAGTCTCTTGCAAAGAACATATGACGTCTTCCATTGGAGTATGGAGAATATGGACAACTTCCAAGGTATTCCATTCGTCCAGCAGAGAACATTGTCTCTTCAACAAGTTCTCGTTCGGCAGCGTCAAGTGGGTCTTCACCCTTCTCTAAGCCACCACCAGGCAGTTCTAGCCCCTCCGACTCATTTCCCGGACGCCACTGCCTTACCATTATCACTTCGTTCATGTGGGTTATAGCAAATATCTGGACACTATCGCTGTCATCAGTAACAAAGAACTTCTCAATGACACCATCAGGAAGACGAACTGTTTTGATGATAATATTTGTTCCATAACCAGAAGACTGGTCTTTCACATTTATGCGCGCTTGACCAATCTTTTCATGGGGTTTTGTTTTGAAGAAGCTCATCTATTATCCTTTAGTGTCTTTGAGTGGAAGATAACCAATTAGAAGAGAGTATGATCAACCGAGTGGTTCCCTATCGTTGTCATCCACCAACTTCTTCCTTCTCTTCTCGGCTTCACTACGACTCTTTGGTTCTTTGTTAGTTTGAAGTTTGTTCTTCGCACTTCTTTTCTTTGAAGCTCTGCTATCTTGATACTTTGGAGGAACTCTTACAGGAGGTGTTTCATCTGGAGGTCCGTCATGTACGGGATCGTAAAACTCTCTGTTTTGTTTGTAAGTGTGAAGAGGGTTTTTTACGATATCAACGATTTCAATTTTATTTTGATAAGGCGGAAAGACAACCAGTTCATTTTTCATATCTGTCATGAAGAACTGTTGTCCAGAGAACACCCCATCAAAGTTCATCTTTTGAAGAAGTCTTGTTTGTTCAGCTTTACTAGTAAGGTGCCTGTCCAAAGGTTCTTTTCTTATTTGCAATGTGAATTGACCCCTTTTCAAGGTCTTATCCAAATCATATCTATTACGAAGCTCCAGAATGTTCAAACCAGGCTTTAGTTTGAAGACAACAATGTACTTTCTTTTTGTGAACCATTCATGGTGACTTTCCTGAAAGAACTCTTTTGGCGTTAGAAGAAAACCATAAAATCCACGAACCCCTGGATGGTCAGTAGATTTAGGATTGATACCAATCTTTCCTGTTTCACTGAAATGAAAGAACAAACCAGTTGTCTCCATATACTTGTTCAGTTTTACCACATCTTTATCCACATCAGTTTTCTTATATGGATCTCCAGAAGGGAAACGAGAATTGAAAGCCTGTTCAACGAGGCTTTCGATCAATTGATCAAGTTGCTTTGGAGAGATTTTCATGACTTCAGTCTTTGTCAGTGTATGGATGTTGAAGAGCAAAGATTTGATTGCTTACAGCCTCTTCAATTTCTCTTAGTCCACGTTCAAACTGTCTTTGAAATGTTGGTAATTCAAAAAGTGTTTCTGCATGAGCATGATATCTCACAATTGCTTTTCTCATCGCTTCGAGATTTTCAACTCTAGTGCTTATGTCAAGTTGTTGCTCTTTGATGATACTCTCAACAAGTTTTTGAATTTGTTTTTTCGTGATCTTCATTTTCAACTTCTCCAATTTTTCATAATCTCAACAAGTTTGGCAAGATGAGACGCTTTTTCATGAACTTGCTTCAATTTGAAAAGTTGATCTTCATTTAGTCCATTTGAGTGACTAATCAAGTTGCCAATAAGTTCTGCTGTTTTATTTGCACTGATTGCTGCCTTGTAAACTCCATTATCCCAACGGATATTGGTTCCTTCTTTCAAATCAGGTCTTTGTCCATCTTCTTCAAAGGAGCCTGGATAACGTTGATGCATTGGAGCACCTTGAATTGTGTCCCACTCAGGATCAGGAGAGAGTTCACTCTCGTTCAATTCTTCATCACACATTTCAGCAACAATGCTCTCGATGAGTTTGTTGATTTGTTTCTTTGTAATTTTCTTACTTTCACCAAACATTGAAGCTCTCCTTTTATCACTTTGGATTGTTCTTATCGCTTTTGCATTTCTATGCATATCCCCAACAAACGCAGCTTCCGGTCCTGTCAAAGAAATGTTGTCGCCAAGATTCAAATATCTCCAAAGATATTTGAAGTGTTTTTCAACTCTTTCTTGAAGATCAGGCGAAACAGAACCATATTCAACATCTTTGTAAAGGTTCTGTGTTAGTCTATAAAGTTGAGGCATGAGTTCTTTTAGTTCTTCAAACTGATCACTCATCACAACTTTTTTTGCAAGCATTTCTAAACTCATTGTCTCATCCTAACGGCCAAGGTTTGCCTGTAATCTTCTCAAAAGACTGCTTGTTGACGTTCTTCAATTTCATCTTTTGAATCACATCTTCAATCGTTGCTCCAGGCTTATTGATCTCATCCTGAAACTCTTTTGAAGCCATGATAGCATCGGTGATTGCCTGTATTTGTTCAGGTCTTGCTTTTAGTTTCAGTGGCATCGCGATTTCTCGTGCCATTTTTGTTGCAAGACCAGCAAAAAAAATCTTTCCAAGTGTGCTTAGTTTGTATGCCACTATTTTGTCCTTTGTTTCAACTTCTTTCACAGAAGTTCGATCTAAGATGTAATTATGATTGCCATTTGTTGTAAGATGGTAAAGATATCAAAAATATGGCTGATCCAATTGAAACAGCACAGAAAATCAACGAACTGTTGAGTGAAAGAAAGAAGACGCTTCAAGAAATCTCAAATCTTGAAAGTCGTTCAATTGCTACAGCTCGAAGCATTGCTGCCGCTATTTCAAAAATCACTGATACGGATGAAGTCAACAGAGGTCTTGAAACAACAAACTCCTTGGTTGAAGCACTTGGTATGGCTGCTCAAAAAGCAACTGATCAAGGTGGACAAGGGATGGATAAGATGGCTGGACAGATTGCTAACGCTGTGAAACAATCTGGTGCTCTTGGAAAGTCACTTACAACACTGGACAAACTCACTTCTCCATTTGCTCTTGGACTAGTTGCCGGACTTGACGGTGCTATTCAAGGTTTCAAGTTCAGTATTCACTCTGCTCAAAGGTTCTTTGGTGTCATATCTCAGGGAGTAAAGACTGTAGCCAATTTTGGCATGTCTTTGATTTCTATTCCATTCAAAATCTTGTCTCATTTGATGAATCAAGTAACACAAGGTTCAAATGAGTTTCGTCAAGAGCTTGAAGCAATCCGTAAGAACTTCGGTGACCTTGCAAGAAACGAAAGCAAGGCAATTATTGATGGGTTCAGAAGTGTTCAAGGTGAACTTTCTAACACAGGTCTTTCTGTAACAAGAACAATGGGTTTCTTTGCTGAGAGATTGAAGGAAGTTCATCGTATGGCACGTGAGCTTGGTCCGACTTTCTATCAATTGAAAAACGAACTTGCTTCAAGTGCTGAAGAGTTCTTTGCTTATCAAAAGGGTCTTGGTTTGAGTGAACAGGCAATGGTTGCTTTTGGACAAAGAGCTCTTGCAATGGGAACCACTTTCCAAGAACAAGGAAGAAGAGTTACATCAACAGCTTACCAAATGGGTGAAGCATTTGGTATCAATGGCAAAGTCATTTCTCGTGATATTGGAGAGATGATGACAGACTTCAAGAACTTTGGTAACATTGCTCCTGAAGTTCTTTCTGGTATCTCTGTCTATGCGAAGAAATTGGGAATTGAAATCAAAGGACTTCTTGGAGTTATTGACAAGTTTGATAACTTTGAAAGTGCTGCTGAGAGCGTTGCTCAACTCAATCAAGCATTCGGTTTGAATATTGATGTTCTTGAACAGTTGAAAGATCAGGATCCTGCTTCTCGAATGGAAAGGATGAGAAAAGCATTCTTTGCAACCGGAAAGAGCATTGAAACAATGACACGTCAGGAACGTGCCCTTCTTGCTCAACAAACGGGTCTTGATGATGCAACACTCAGTCTTGCATTCTCTCAAAAAAGTCAAGCTGTTTCATATGCAGACATTCAGAAACAAGCTCAAGCAACACAGAAACAACAGCTTTCTCAAGCGGAAGCGATGCAGAAGCTTTCCAACTCCATTGAGCGTCTTGTTCGTCAAGGTGCTCAACTCAATGGAAGCTTCCTTCAAATCTTCTTGAAAGGTTTTGAAAAGGGAATTGAGCGTTCATGGGAATTCCGAAAAGTCATAATGAACCTTCGAAGAGCAATGCAAGATACGTTCCATACGGGCATTCGCGTTGGACGTGATTTCATGAAGTTCTTCCCTGGTGTTGCTGACATGTTCAAAGGCATGGCAGAATTGTTCGAAAGAGGACGTTGGCGAAAGATGCTCGGTTCTGTTCGAGACAGTTTCAAAGACTTCTTCAAGGAGATGACAACAAACCCTCAAACGGCATTGCCAAATCTTCTAAAGAAACTGAAAGATAATTTCTTCAACTTCTTTGACACTCAATCCTCTACAGGAAGAAAAGTTCTTGATGGTTTCAAAACTTTCTCAAAGAGTATGTTGGTAATCTTTGGACAGATTGGACTTGCTGCTGTAAAAGGTGTAACAAAAGGTGTGAAGTTCCTTGCTGACTTTATCAAAGATCCTTCTGCTGCAATTGCTGGACTGAAATCTGGCGCTGGAGCTGCTGGTGGTTTCTTCGGTGAAATATTTGCTGCTCTTGCTCCGGCGGGATCAGAACTTATCAAAAATGTCCTTCCTGCTCTTTGGGATGCAACAAAACAACTGTTTGGGGCAATCGGTGAAAGACTTGAACCTTATTTGAAAAAGGCTCTGCCTTGGATTTTTGGAGCTGCCTTCGGTCCTGCTGCAATCGGAGCTGTTGTTCGTGGATTTGGTGGTGCTTTGCTTGTTGCTCTCGGAGGAGCAGTTGCACGAGCTGTGAAGAATGCGTTTACAGGACGAGCAGTCAAAGCAGCAGCCGAACAAGGGCTCCACGGGCTCTCCAATGTCGTGAAAGATGTTTCGACGGGTCCTAAGAGCGCAGCATCTTTGAAGGGGATTACAGAGGCGACTGGAGCCGCTGCAAAGGCAGGTGAAGTTGCACAGAAGTCTCCAATCACTGGAGCAGCCGTTGCTAAAATGGTTCTAATTGGAACACTCATAACGGTTGGTATTTCTGCAATTGCTCTTGCAATGGCTGGTGTCGCAACAATCATTCAACAACAAAACATCAAGCCCGGAACCATGGCAGCAACAGCCGGATTGTTTATCGCATCTGGTCTTGTTATGGCTGAAGTTGCTGGAATTATGTACATTCTTGCTTCTGTGGGTCAACTAGCACCAGCTATGGGACTTCAAATAGCACTTGGTCTTGGTGCTGTTTCTTTGGTTGCTTTAGGAATGGGATATGCAGCAAAAGAAATGATTGAAGCTTTCAAGGGTTATAAAGAAAGTGATATCAATAAAGCAACAAAAATAATGTTTGCTACTAGTGGTATTTTCTTAGCTGCATCTGCGGTAACTGCTGTTGCTGCCGGTGTTGGAACTTTCATTCTTGCAACTGCTGGAGCCGGTGGAGTTGCAATGGCAGCAGGATTTGACGCCATTCAGGGTGTTATCATGAAGATGACAGGAACAGTCCTTGCTATCATTGAGAACATCAAAACGATCCCCTTGGATGCAGGATTTGAACGTCAAACTCAAACCTTCACTTCTATTCTCGGAACAGTTGGAGAAATGGCTGGTTCTATTTCTTCAATTATGACAGCCGCAACTCCTTCATTTGGAGAACTTCTATTTGGAGGTCCGTCGTTTACCCAAAAACTCAATCAAGCAAAGGAGTTTGTAAAATCTCTTGGAGGAGAGATGACTGGAATGATTGATCAGTTTGTCAATCAAGCGAAGGCACTTTCAAATAGAGGTCCACAAGCTCTTCAAGGTGCTGAAACTTTGGCAAATACTCTTGGAAGTGTAATGGGAGCAGCCAAAGCACTTCAACCACCACCAGAACTCTTCGATACTGGCTGGCTTGATACTCTATCAGGAGACACGGCTTCATCTCGTATTCGTGCTCTTGGAGACTATATTAGCCAAATCTCTACAGCTCTTTCAGGAACCTTCAAAACTGTTGGTGAACAGTTTGCAACTCTTTCAAGAGGACTTGTTTTTGGAGAAGATGCGCAAAGAGCAGCGACAGTAATCAGTGAAATTTTGAGAAGCATCTCTTCTCTTGCTTCTGGTATGGCAAATGTAATCCGTCGACAATATGGAAATGATGCTGAGGATCTAGCAGATGTTGCTCCACGACTTCGAACATTCATTTCTGCTTTTGTCCAAGGAATTATGGGACGTGCAGGAGAACCTTCAATCTTCTCTGCTGCATCTGACCTTGTCAAAAAGATTGCTCAAGAAACACAAGGTTTGAGCGAAGGACAAGCTCGTGTTGTTGCAGATGTATCTAAAGCAATTGGATCAGTATTTCTTGCAATCGGAACTCTTGCAGAACTTCTTGCATTTCAAGATATGTTCAAAAATCTGCCTCAAGGAACAACGATTGCAAGTGAATTGAGAGCCATCAGTGAAGGTTTCTTTGGACCTTTGTTAGGTGCTGTGCAAGGTATAATTCAAGTGTCCGTTGAAAGTTTCAAGAACTTGAAACAAAATCAAGTCAAGAACTTGAAAGCTGGTTTCGAAGCTCTTGGTGACTTTTTCGGTCTTATAACACGCATTCCTGAAATGTTCAAGTCCCTTCGAGACTTCGGTCAGGGAGGAAATGAAAAAGCCTCTTATTCAGAGGTTGCGCAAAGGCTAAAGACTTTTCAAGGCTTTATTTATGGAGATGGAAACTTCAGTGTAATCAGTTTCATCCAAAGTCTTGTTCCAAAACTCGAAGTCTTCAATGCAATTCCAAGAGGAATAAATATAAAAGTCGAAAGTTTTTCAAAATCTTTGGATGCAATTACAAAAATACCACAAGCGTTTGGAGCAATCAACGATAGCGTTGAAATGTTTGAGCAACTGAAAGGACCAGAAGGCTCTATCGCTACAAGAGTTGAAAGTATGATTGAGAGTGTGAATGAAATCTCTGCTGCGCTCAAGGGAGTTAGATTTGACAATGTCAATGTCTCCTTGAAACGTCTAGCTTCTGATCTTGGTCTTTCAGCAACGAAAAGGCAAGAATACACAATCAAGAACAGAAGCTTCAAAGTAGATTTGACAGTAAATGTCAAACTTGATGCAGATGAGTTTGAGGAGCATTTGATTGGAAGACCAGGGGGAACAAGGTTTACAATCGACCCTGATTACAGGGAAACATAATGGGGAATAGTCAATGAAAAATAAAGTTTGGGATCAAATCCGCTCAACAAAGCAGTTCAAAAAAGTCTTGGAAGAACTTCCAAAAGATGAACGTGAACAAATAGAAAAGAGCCTACAGGCTCTTTGTGATAACTTCGCAGAAAGCGTTTTAGATCCTTTAGAACAACTTACTTCTGTAAAGTAAAATCAGTCATTGCATAAATGGCTCTTGAGTTCTCATAGAAGATTTTCTTTGTTTCACAATCAAGGAAAATTCCAATGACTAGAACTTTTGTTGTATTTGAGCTAGGAATTTGCACTACGTGTCTATTGAACGTTTCAAGCAGAATTATGTTTCTGGTGAATGGTGGTTCAATTACAATATAGCTATCGCTTAGCATATCTCTAGGATCAATTCTTGGCTCTTGACTTGCCCATTGATGGTAATCAATTTCAATAAAACTGATCTTATCTTCAGAAGATATCTGAATCACTTCACCAATCTTTAGGGTGGAAATGAAGGTAGATTTTTCTTCGAATGTCATTCAATAACCTTTTTTAGGTAGAAAAAAGCTTCTTTTGAATTCATAAGCACATAGGTTTGGTGTGAAGGCAAGAAAAAACAAGTTACTTCTTCATCTTTGTGTTGTTCAACAAAGATTAGTGCAATATCTTGCTCTTTTTCCGTTGGAGAAAACTTTATAAGTTTCCCAAAAGGACTTTGCACAAAGCGTAATGTTGCCGAATTACTTTTAGTCATGCAATCTTTCCATTTGAGATAGTCGAAACTCCTAAAAGAGACTTCGCCTTTCATTAGGGAAAGTTCAAATAAAACTAAACTAGCTGGCTTTTGCTTGTTGAAAAACTCAAGAGCTAGTTTACTAAGTTTGGTGTATGGTTTTGATTTGATATAAGTCATCAATTCATTCAGTCATTTGAATGACTGAAATATTCCTTTCTTGCATCAACTTGCGCAAACGAGGGCGTTTGCGTCCCACGTTCAAGAACCATTGCCGTAAGCTTTCCACCAAAACAGCATCCGGTGTCAAGTGCGTAGCAAATTCCCTGATTTGCGGATGGAAGTTCAAGAACCTTTTCAAGGTCAAAAACGTGATGACCAAAAGCTACGTTCTCTGCTCCATCCCAAAAGGTCGTCCAGAAAGACGTATTTTCCTTCGGCTTGAAATCCGGAGGAGGTCCAAGTTGAACTTGCGTAAAGTTATCGTTATCAAGATAACGAGTATAGATGATCTGTTCTGGAGTGTGATCTTGAACCTTCTTGCCAGGAAGCAAGCCTCCATGAACAACCACCAAATTAAACTCCGGGAGTCGGAGATAAAATGGCAGCTTCTTTAGATACCATCTATGGTCATCCGTCAAGGAGTTGTAAGCTTCCAGAATATATTCTGGCATCTTCATCGGGTTCTTATAGTGCCGATTATGAATTTTCTTTTGTTCGTGTCGGAAGAAGCGAAGATGCTTCGCTTCATGATTTCCTTGAACGACGTTGACAACGGCATTTCGCTTCATTGCCCAATCAACGACCTCCATACTCTTCGGTCCCCTGTCAACGAGGTCGCCAACCAAAACAAGGTGGTCGCTGTCCTCATCGTAGGACACCTTCTTTAGAAGGTCTTGAAACTCGTCAAAGCACCCATGAATGTCGCCCACAACGATATGGCGCTTCCGGTGAAGTAGGTGTTCTTTATTCATACTTTCACCATAGCACAGATTTTGATGAAATTCAAGGAATGCAGGAATCGTCAGGTTCTAAGATCAATAAGTGACTCGACAAAGTAGCCCCTTGTTTGCTTTACTTTTTCGAACATTTCCCTCGAAATTTCGACCGTTTTTATAGGACCATCCGGTGCTGTAAATTCCCTTACGGGATGAAATTGATTTTGGTTTCCGACCAATTTTATTTGCTGTCCCTGTACCCTTGCTTGTGTATCAAAAACACACATATCAATTGTTGGGTAAACATAGAAACCAAGTGGATACATGGTTCCATTTACTTTCTTTTTCCACTCTTGAACATAAGCAGTCGTCATATCATTTCACCGTTATCTTTACAGATACGTCCACTGTCATTTTTGGAGTACCGATTTGATTAATGAGATTATGTTCTTTTGCTTGAGATGGTGAGAGAAACATATCCGCATGGTCGTTATTTTTCAATAACTCTTTCCAATATCCATCCTTTTGTCCGGTCTTTCTATCAAGAAGTTTGAACAGGTGTTCATTTACTCTCTTGGCACCGTCAGCAAAAGAGACAATATCTTCTGTTTTACCAATAACACCAGAAGACATTTGGTGAACCATGATATCACTGTTTATTGACGCATATCTCAATCCCTGATCACCACATGCTGCAAGGAAAGCTCCGGCTGACATTGCATGACCGCTAACATATGTCAAAATCTTCTTCCCGCAGTTTTCTAATGCATCCACCATCTCTAGAAGAGCATAAACATCTCCGCCCGGAGAGTTGATAACAATTGGGATGACGTCTTGACCTGTATGACAAAGAACATTCAATTCATTGATAAATTGGGCAGCCATTTCCATGTTGAATTCATCTCTAACATAGATCACCCCAGGCATTCCAAACTGCCAGTTTTCGTCTTGAATGAAAAGTCTCTTGTCAATGTTATATTCGTATTTCATTTGTACTCCAATCACTATATCATAACATGCCGGATTATCATTTCAAATGAGAGCAAAAAGAAAAAATCTAACATGAAATAAACCCAACTACTTATCTTTATGAAGAAACAAGTAAGTACAGGAGTGTTGGCTGGGGCACAAACATTTCTTGGAAATGGAAAGCCTTGGGGATTTGGAAATCAAAACCAAATGGCAGCTCCACTTGATCCTTCTGTTCAAAAAATGACAAATCAGGAAGATTCTGAAATCAATCAAAACATTGAACACGAAGAAGAAGTTCTTGGAAAATGGGATGGTGGGTATGACTATTCTTTTCCTGCAACTGTAAATGGTCCAGGAGCGGGACCAGACAACTTGACAGATTTAGAAAGAGCTGCAAAAGAAGATGATGAACTCTTTGAGCAGCTTGCTCCATATGCATATGGAACTCAAAGAACACCGGCAGATCAAAATTACTTTGATCTGCCAGGGACTCCAAAAAGAATGTGGTTTGCAAAACCACAAAACTTTGTTCCTCAAGACCGAAAAGAACCATATGAAGTAGAACATGTTGATAGTGAATTGGATGATATTCTTGCTGACAGTGAGCCATTGAATACACCCAATGACTATGAGTCAACAAGTATGTATCAGCAGGGTCACCTTTACACTGTTCCGGTTGGTGCCAACAGATTGGTTTTGAGTAATCCAAAACCAGCCCTCCAAGGCGAGTTAGAAGAACAAGCGGACCCAACACGCTGGTATTTACGATCGGCTTCTGCAAAGGCTATAACCGATCAGACAGTGGACACGATCAGACAAGAAACTGAACCGCTTCTTTTGGGCGATCCAGAACTTGATGATGATGTTGTAGATATGTCTCCATTTAGTTCTGCTTATCTTGTAAAACCAAGACGATGGGTAAAAAAAGAAAAAGATACTGATATTAGAACACTTGATGATAGTCGAAAGAAAATCACTTATGAACAAATCAAAAGAGAACTCAATGAAGTTTCTTTGAAGTCCATTATTGCTCCAATTCAGTCTTGGGTTGCAACAGGAAACAGGTCTTCATTTCAAACAATAATGAAGGTATTTCAAGTAGCCAAAGAAGAAGGAGCAACGCCAGAGATTGTCAATCTAATTTCTCAACATGGAATGAGTGTTGCTACTGATGGTGCAAGAAGAAAAAGAGTTCTAAAGTTGCTAAACTGTATTGAGGATTGAAAAATGAGCGATAATGATGACGATTGGTTTGATAGGTATATGAGAGATAAGCAGCGTTTCAATCAAAGTAAAAACATTGCTGACTTGCCTCATTATGAACCTGCCCACAGTAATGTGGACATTGAAAAACTACTTCAAGGAGTTCCTGGAAATCCTGTTCCAAATAGAGGAACAGGAGACATTGATCCAATAGCAATTCTTCAACAAAGAATTGCAAACGGACAAATACATCACCAACCACAACAATCTCACCAAACAGTTAGATTGGTTGAAGGTCATGACTTCTATAAAATGGTGTATAAAGCCGATGGTGAATACACGATAAATGTGGTAAGAAAAGTCGGACAACTAAAAAACCTTTCAAATAAGCAATTTCTTTTGAAAGGTTCAGAAAAATGTTATGAACTACGTGGAAATGAAGTTCTCGATCTTGGAAAGATCAACCCACATGATCTGAAAACTTTGGTTGCTGTTGAAACCCTCTTTGAGGGAGTAATCCTTGTTCCTCGTTCAGCAGTTATCGAACAAGGGCAAAATCATAACGGAAAAACTCTTTTGAGAGGTTGATCCAACTAAATTCGTTCATTATCATTGATTATTATCAAGTAATGGAACATAACCAATTAGAGGAGACAACACCATCCTCTACTTAGCTTGTTGAAGATTGAAGAATGCCGTCTAATTTTCCTACATCATTAGATAACTTGATTAGCCCTTCTGGTGGTGATGTTCTAAACACACCCGGACTAAGACATAGTGATCAGCATATCAATGCGAATGATGCAATCAATGCCATTGAGACAAAAGTTGGTGTAAACTTTTCAAGTACCCAAAATACGATTGATTACATTGTTAGATTATTTTTACTTGTTTCAACACAACATCAAACAGCAGGTTATCGTGAAATCGAAGGTTTTCCATTTCCAGAAACAGTCACATGGTATACCGATAACACAAAAGTTATAAAGCTTGTTGAAAAAGAGTTCGTTTATTCTTCCTCTTCGATTGTTCCTGATCAGATTATTTTGCGACTTTACAACGGCACGGGTGCAAATACAGTTCTAAGAACCATAACAGATACGATTTCTTATGATGGAGTATTTGAAATTTCTAGAGAACGTTCGGTAGTTGGATAATATCAACATATTTATCATTCAGGAAAAGGTCCGGTAATGTATGCCTCTTGAATCACCAGTTAGTGTCTTGTTTGCTTCAACAGGTGTTGAAGTTGCGGTTTCATCATCTACAGCTATTGCTTCGTCAACTGTAGGTTTTCTCGCCATGGCTTCAGGTTCAACTGGAGCCCAGTTTCTAAAAATTGATAGTGATGGTGCTCTTGTTGTTTCAGGAAACTTCAGTGCAGCTTCTGTGGCTACTCAATCAGTTCAAATTGCAGGTTGGGATTCGGGAGTAACTGGATCTGTTTATTCAACTATCCTTGGAACTCCTTCGGTTTCTGTTACAAACCTTCCGACAACACAATCCATTTATGTTGGTGGTTGGGCAGCCGGAGTTACTGGTTCTGTTTATGCAACACTTTTGGGTTCTTCTCAAGTCACGGTTGTTGGAACAGCATCAGTTCTAAATCCTGGCGCAATTAACACAAACGTTTCTTCGGCAGCAGCGAGCCTAACTTCTTACACAATGCTTCCACTTCGACCGACCCGAAGAGGTGCAACATTCTGGAAAGAAGGAACGAACACCTGCTATCTTTCTCTTGCTGATGTTGCTTCTACATCACAATACACAGTTCGTCTTTCAAACAACGGATATTATGAAGTTCCGTTTGACTATATTGGACCTGTTTCGGTTATTTTCAGTAATGCCTCGGCTGGTAACAGCATTCTTGTTACAGAAATCACTGGATCAATCTGATATTTGAGTTAGATTGATATTTACAATGGGGGCTGTTTGCCCCCATATTTAATTCATGAGGTTCAATGTCTCTTACTGACACATATTCGATGGTTGCTGTTTCTGGAAGTGTGGGAGTCACAACGGGAACAACTCCGGTCACAATGATTTCAGATCCGGGAACAGATCCAAGTTTTGTCATTGACAAAGAAAACTTGTCAGTTTTGAATAGAGATACTGCTTCGGTTACAATTACAATAACCGTTGCTGGATCTCCAACCGCAGTTTACGATACTGTTACTCTTTCTTCCGGGGACAGATACACAAATCCTTCAAAAATAGTTGTTGGAAATGGACAAACTCTTACAATTGTTTTGGCTGGTGCAGTTACAACAACAGAACCATCATGGGTCGTATCTCACTACAGGATTGTTGACTAATGCCAGTTTATGATGCGAACGGTAATTTGAAAGTTGTTGGCGACCTTGCTTCTAACATAGATGTTCGAGAAACTGGAAGTATTGTTTCTCCCAATGCTACTTTTGTCAATTTTGTTGGTGAAGGTGGAACTGATGTTTCTGTTGTAACATCGGGAAGTGGAGTCACGGTTACTGTTTCCAGTTCATTGTCGGCTCAAGGTTCAAGTTACAATCTTGTCGTAGCTTCTGGAAGTAGTGGGCAAATCGTAACCTCATCTGCTAACTTTATCAACTTTACTGGTCCAGGAATTGAAAGTGTAAATATTTCCGGTTCTGGCGTCACGGTTACAACTACGACCGGGTCTGGCGGATCACCTTTCAATCTTGTAATTTCTTCTGGTTCTGCTGGTGCAATTGTCACCGCATCCGTTAATTACATCAATTTTCAGGGCTCAGCAATTCAAAGTGCTGTAGTTTCTGGCTCTGGCGTTTCAATCACAATAACGTCTGGTTCTGGAGGACCCGGAGGTTCATCAACTTTTTCAAAAGGTGGCGTTTTCCTTGATCCAATCTTCCCAACAGACACAGTTATTTGGAGATCGGATGGTTCCTACACTTTGACAAATGTCAGAGGATATCTCAGTGGCGCTACACCTTGTTCTGCTTCAATTAACACCAGAGTAAACTCTTCTGCCAATCTTTCATCAAACTTGTTTATTACAACATCTGGAAACTGGTGGGTTGGTAATGCGCCCATAAACACATCAGTTGTAGCAGGAGATAGTTTAGAAATTAGACTTCTAAGTCTTTCTGGTTCTGTCAAATATGTAAACATTCAAGTAGACTTATCTTCAAGTTGATAACTTATGCCAATTAGAAATAAAACTGTAGAATATTCATTTAATTACATCACCTCCTCTATTGCGGCTGGCACGTCCGGTTCACACTCGCCGCTCGTTATTCACATTCCTGAGACTGGTTCGCATAGAACATTTAGAAGCGTGGTCGTGCAGCAATTTTTCTTTCAAAGTCCTGCTAGTGCAGTATCACCTTCAGCAATGGGAGGCTCAATCCAATTTACTGGACCTTCTCTCAGTCCAATATCAACTGGGATTACTTCTTCAACCCTCACAAACTCAGGTGAAGATCATTCTTTCATGTGCCAAAGAGATGTTACTGGATTTTTTCAAGCTTATTTCTCTTCTTCTTTCAATCATGTTACCTGTTCTTTGACCTCACAGTTGACGCAAACAACACAGCCTTACACCAACATTGCATCCAAAATTATTATCACATATTCATATGAAGAATTGAGCTCTTCAATTCAACTGAAAACTGTTCGGATTCCGCTAGAAGGCACAACAGGAAACCTTACAACTACTCTCACAGCAGTTGACACAATACCAGCACTTGCAACCTATTTGCCAGAAGCTAACAAAACTTTCAGAGACATTTTCTTTGAGATTGAAGTTCAAAATAATCGAACCGCCGTCGCGAATCCCGATCCACAACTAAACCTAAGTTTGGATGCCGAAGCTGCATGGGGTGATGGAGCTCCAAATGATGCTCTTTTGGGGGGAAGTTATTACTATCGTCTTTTGAAACGACCAGATATTAATGTTTCATCTTCTCATGTTCTGTCTGCTTCAACAACAAACACAGGGACTCCTTTTCCTTGTTTGACAGCGGTTCTTTATGCAACATATGAATATGATGCACGAGAAACAACAAGTGTTTTCAACTCCCTAATGATCCCAATTTTTGATGAAACTGGATGTATTGGTGGAAATACTCCTAGTCTTCAAACGCGATATAGAAGAACTTTTCCAATCGTTGATGAAGGTCCAATTCAATTAAGAAAATCTGGAGCTAAGATTTGGTTTGGAGATGGTGCTGGCGTTACAACTAATTTCCGAGTGAATAGCCAATCTTATGCTTCTTATACATGGGCAGCATCAGTGCGTGGAGGGTCGATGGTCTTTCAAAGAACTTTCGATCAAGAACTTTCAAGCTCGTTTCAACGAGGTTTGAACGAAATAACGTTCGATATTTATCGAACAGGCACAGCCGTCGGTAGTTTGGGTTCTAACTTAAGTGGAATGATGTATTTGAATTATACTTCATCTGTAAATCCTGAAGGTGGGGGTTCAAACACAAAAACATTAGTAACTCATTTGAAAGGATTCACAAATGATACATCCTCAGAAGTTATAATTTATTCAAGTTCAATCAATCAACCCTACATGCCTGAAAATTATTACTACCTCACGTCTGGTGGTGGACTTTTTTATGTAAACTCTCTTGGTTCTGTCGCTACTCAATGGTTATCTTGGCAAACTCAAATTAGACCAGAAGAGCCTTTGGGCTCTGGTTGGATTTCCTTGTATGAAGGAACCTTCCTCGGAGATGCTGAAACTGGAATTAATCCATGCGGAGCCTTTGCTCAAGAAGTATGGAAAAGATACCCAGGTGACCCTGCACCAGACAGAGTTTCTTATAGAAAAGATAGAAACTTTAGATTCAGTACCGGACCTGCGACTACACAAAGAATTGTTGGAAACAATATCACAACATACCATTCTCGACAGTTCAGCAAATCAGGAAACATCTATCCAAATCCTGGCGATGGACAAATTGTTCGTATTTATCGAAACGATACAAATGAACTAATTCTGACTGCTTCAACAGATACAAACGGACAGTACACGGTTGATTATCATAATGATACTATTGATCTATATTCTGAGGTGAAAGTGTCAGATACTCAAATAGGCAGGTCTAACTTGTTTAGAGTATCTGGATCAAGCACTATAACTCCACTTGACATTCCAGATGTTAGCCTTGAATTGGCAGATGACTACGTTGTGGTTCTTTGGTCAGATGAAAGTCCAAATGGTTATGATTTCGGACAGCTCGATCCTGTTAGATACCCAACTGTTGGTTCATTGGCAGGACACCCAGCACCACTCTTCGATGGAACCAATGACTTTCTTGAAAACTACACCGACTCATTTGTTGATATCATTGGAAATGGCGCATTTGAAATTTGGTGTGTCTTTGACATTAACAGTGTGAATGGTAACGGGACTTCCTACTTTTCAAGAGCTGCTCTGTTGACGGAATCAGACGGCTGGGTTGCTCTTTCAATTGACGCCAACAATGTTACTTGGGGATACAACGGTGATGATGTCACCGACTACGTCAGAAATGACTCAGTATCGCTCCTTGGAACTGGTGTAAACGTTGTAAGAGCGCGAATGACATCAGAGCGGAATATGTTGCTTCGAGTGAATGATCGAGCAGAAATAGGTGCTCTTCAAGTGCCAGCTCTTAGAACATGGGCAGCACAGTCACCTAGAATTGGAGGGAACTGGAATTCAACTCGCTTCTTCAATGGAACTTGTCATATTTGGGTATTCCAACGCGACTTGCTTGGTTGGGAATCAAGGTATTTCTACAAATACCTTCAACAAAGATATGGTGTAACCATTCCTACTTACTAATATGAACACAGCAGATATCTATCTATATAACCCAACAATTTCAAATGGAACAAATTCGGCAGACATAGTTCTTGTTAGACCTATCGTCATGATAATTGGATGAACAAATGCCTTCATACGACTCACAAGGAAGACTGAAGATAATAAATGCAAATTCCGCTTCAACAGGAAGTGGAGGTGGCGCAATTGCAATTGCTTCCGGTTCAAATGGTGTTTTAGTTGACACAGATGCTACATTTATCAATTTTGAAGGAACGGCAACGGAACTGGTCGAGGTTTCTGGATCAGGAGTATCACTCACTCTTTCAAAAAACCCAGTAAAAGGCTTTAGAGGATTTTCAACTTCTTCATATTGGTCAATTCCCATTGACGGAACAAATCTTAGCGGTTCAAATGCTGGGTTTGAGGTTGTTGTTGCCGCAATTCCAAATCGCATTTTGGGTGAAACAACATTTGCAAGAGCCTTAGTTTCAAATATGTATTTGAATTTTGGTGAAGGTTATGAGCTTGGCTTTACTGATACTCGACCAAATTATATTTCAAACGACGCTAGTTTAACCAGAGGACAAAATTTTACACCAAGCTGGCATTTTTCAAACCCAATTGCTAAACCCTTGCTTCTTCTTTCTTTTGCGTGGGATGGCTCTACTAGATATTTGAAAATTGGTGGCAGGACTATTCAATCGGCAGCTCAAGCCACTTTTGGCTTCAATACAGTTCTTCCATTTGTCATTGGTAAAAATGCTCAAAGTGCGGACAGGGGAGCTACTGATTGCACAATTGTTTCTGTTGCTTTCAAAGCAAATGGAATTTTGCAAGATGCAGAATGGAACGAAATTCTTCGTGCTTTTGCCGAAACAGGAGATTTACCAAATTCTTCTTTCACTTCAAGATGGTCGGCATCAGACCTTCCAACTGGAAGTGCTCCATCAGTCCTGCCAGATAAAATTGGTTCCAATAACTTGACTTTGTCAGGAACGATTGAAGTTGTTCGTGATGGACATTTTACTGTTCCTTCTTTTGTTGGTTGGGCAACTGTTGCTTCTGAGCTTGCTTCAACGGCTTTTGGTGATGTTTCAAGCACTAACGTCCAATCCGCTTTAGAAGAAATCAGATATTCTTCCGGACCTCTTGAAATTCTTTCTGGCTCAACTGGCACACAAGTAACTTCTTCTGCTTATTTTATTAATTTTGATGGGTCAGCTATATCGTCAGTTTCAATAAGTGGATCCGGCACTACTGTAAATGTTAATCATACACCTTATGCAGACTTTTTGACTGGTTTTGGCGAAGGAGCCTCCGACGCGGATATAAATGTTTGGCAAATGTCTTATGATCCACTGTCTGGTTCTGCGAATTGGGCGGTTGGAATAATTTACTGTAGAACATCTTGGAATAATGGAGAAGACACGCAAAGAATTTGGAGTACGTCAAACCAATTTCTTTCAGGTGGAGGAGCAACATTTCAAATGCAGGATATTCTACCAATTGTTACTGTCGTAACATCATCATCAATTTTCTCCGCTACTGGCAACGGCACCAATTCTAATCGTTCATATTGTATGTTTGTTGTTACAACTTATGATGGCGGATTTGTATCCGTTTATCAAAACGGATTTTTTATAAATGGTACGGGGGGCGACAATACTGGAATATCTTATACAGTATCCGGATATCCATTTACGGTTGGAGGCTCTGCTCAACCTGCAAACACTACTGGTGCTGAAGACTGGGGAGTTCATGCTGTTGGTTATGTGACACGCTCTGTATCACAAGAAGAAATAATGCATTGGTGGAGGCATGTTTATGTCAGTGGAACCTTGGTAGATGTGCCAAATGCTTCTGGAAATGGATTGAATGGAGCTTGGAGAGTTACAACTGGTATCAACCCATCGACTTCGACATGGACACCTTTTATTGGAGCAGACAATCTTGTAAAAACTGGAAGTAAAGCGCATGCAACACAATCCTTGCCGCTAAAATGGTGATCATGAATGCCTTTACCAACACCACCATTCATTTACGATGATCCTCGTTTGATCTATGACGAGCATTGTTTTTTGTATGATGGAGATGACACAGGATACAGTGAACTTTGTCTAAATCCTCCAACACAATCTGTTGTAAGACGTGGAGGAAAGAGTACCGCATATGCCAAGAGATATACTTATCCATCACGATATGATGAACTTGATGTGCTTTTCAAAACACATCTTTCCGGTGTAAATCAACTCACAGTTGATGGAAGAGAAAAATATCTTCGATACAAAGATGTTTTGGATAAGGATCCAAGAATTCAAATCTTCTCTATAAAGACTGAAACCAAAGAACCTAGAAAAGAAGAGATGATTGTTGTAAAGGCAACACCAATCACAATGGGTTCAGTTCCAGAACAAAATGAAACGATTCCAAATGTTGTGATTGGTTCTCAGATGTTTATCAAAAGTCAACCAAAGCAATCCACGGTAGAGGAAGCTCAATTTCTTTCGCAAAGTATGACGTTTGAGAAATTGAATGAGAGTACATTTTCTGTGAAAGCTGCTCTAATTAAAAGAGAAACCACTGGGAGCTTTGAATGAGCGACGAAAAGAAAATTGTTCTAAACATGAGTGAAGACAACGAGATTAGTTTCGGTTTGTCTATTGAAGGCTATTCAACTGATCCATCTCTCGCTTCAAGTCCAAAAGTTCGTTTCTCTCTTCTGGAAGGTGATGAGAAGCTTGGCTTCTTGCTTCCAGCAAAGTATGAACAAGGTCAAGTCTCAATTAAAATTCCTTCGTCAAACATGTATAAAGAGGGAAAGAGATACTCAGGCACTCTTGAAGTTCTTCTTGGAAACAGATACTTCAAACCAGCAGAAATCGAAATTGAGTTTCATAAACCACTTGATGTAAAAGCAAACTTGGTAAATGAAGCTGCTGAAGTAAAGAGTGTTTCACCAACAGAAACAGTGGTAAAGAGAACTCCAACTAAACCTGTTGCAAAATCTTCTCCAAAGCCTCAAGTTTCAAAGCCACAACCTAAACCAATTGTTGAAAAGAAAGTGGATGTTCTCGAAGAGTTAACAGAACTTCTTGCCGAAGAAGAACGTCTTACAAAACTCCTCCAAGAGAAGAAACGAATTGCCTCTTTGAAGAAACAAATTCAACAAGCTCAAAAATCTCCAGAAGATAAGCTCAAAGAACGTATAAAGAAAATGTTTATTGAAGAAACAGACTGAACACAAGCCGTTTATTCAACATAGACTGTTCTCATGGAAAATCATTTTGGTTTTGAGTTATCTTGGCGTCAAATCGAAAATAGAACTGGAGTTGAACTTCCTCCAAACTTATTTTTTCACTGGCTCGTAACATTTCAAAAAGATAACTTGAGTTATCAAACCGAAGTTTCTTTGCCAATTAAGATTGAAAAACCAACACGTGACCACATTATTTCAATTATTCTGTTGGAGATCGCAGCCTCAAAATTAGATGCAATAACATACGATAACTCATTTCAAACATGCGCTCCAGAAGCCTGTCATTTATTTTCGAAAGACCATACAGAGCTAAGATTTCAAAAAGTAACTCTTGAAAAACTTCTCGGACCTTCTTTGTTTGCAGCCACCTTCTTTCCAAAACAATTTCCATACACAGAAACCACACTACACTAATCTAAAGTCAAATGGAGAATGAATGAGTAAAAAACTATACAAACTAACGGATGACGCAATCTTTATGATTAGAGAAGGTCTTCAACTGTGTCTTCTTACAGGAACAAACTTTGTTGATATTGTTCGAGGAATGGCTTTTGAAGAGACGGAAAATGGAAATCTTACCATTTCCGCAGAATACGTATCTCAATGGAACGAGATGGTCGAAAGATTGAACGCTGAGGCTGAGAAGGCTCTTGCCGCTGCCCAAGAAGCAGAACTCGCTTCAACAGCCGAACAAGGCGAAGTGAATTGAAAAAGCCTTTTGAAGATCATCTCTACTTTATAGCAGCCCCGATCGAACCTGATGGAAGTCGGTGGGTTAAGATTGGGCGAGCAGCGAACTTGGCGAACCGACTTCAAAGTCTTCAGTGTGGGTGTCCTTATCTACTGGAAATATTGTATGTCAAAGTGGGAGCTGGTTCAGAGGAAGGTGTGTATCATACAAACTTCGCACACTCCCGCGGAGTAGGGGAATGGTTCCTTTTTTCAAAAGATGATATTGCCCTTTTGAGTAGCAAAGGATCTGCAACCAGTGGGCTCTTAGAGGAACACCAAGAGTGCGCGAGGGAACGTGATCGCAAACGTAAACGTTCCCGCAAACGCCTTGAAAATCCCGAATACCGAGAACGACAACGTCAGTATATGCGGGAATATCGAACAAAGAAGAAGAACGTCGTCTGAGCTATAAAGTTCCCGATCGAATCGGGAACTTTTTTTTCATTTGAATGGTTCGTTATCGTAGTCGATTTCGTCCGGTTCTTTTTTCTTCATGTCTTTAGCAGCTCCCAAAAGTCCATACCCAACCAAATCTCGATAAGGACTTTCTCCAAAGGCATCCTTCTTTGTCGCAATCCTTTTGAGTTTGTCAAATATTCTGACAATGCAAAGCATGTCAGAATAACTTTCTATTGGTATTCCATTTGGAAATAGAAGTTTTAGAAACTCTTCTGCTTGCTCAAAAGAGTTTCCATAAGCCTTGTTTTTTTCATTTACAAGAGCCCCAATTTCATTTGCAAGTGCCTGATAATCAAATCTGTTTTCGCTCATGTCTCATCATAGCACATTCTGAATATACTTAAAGTCATGCTCAATATTTCAAAAGAAAAACTCGTGGTCTTGATAAAAGATTTCAAACAGAAATATCCAGAAGAGTTTGAAACTCTAAAGTACATTGTTGATAAATGGAAAAATGACGTTGTTTTTCGTGGTGTTCAACATGGAAAGAGTTGCATCTTCTTTCTTACCTCTCCAAAAAGAAAAGAAAAGATTGTGTTTTGGGCAACAGATGCTTCAGGACAAATCCAACTAGGTAATGGAGCCAAAAAAACAAAAGAGGAGCTTACGAAGCTCCTCAATCCTAAACCAATGGAAGATGAGTTTTTCAGTCAAGATCAATAGAAAGAAGTTTGGCAAGACCACTTTCCTTTTGAACATAGTGTCTAAACTCTTTCACTTTCACACCTTCTTCGACTCTAATCTTTGGACGAATTGAAATCAACTTTCCAAAGTCTTGTCCATCTACTTTCAAATTGACGAAAAGATAAGGAACAGAGTTTTCATAGGATGCAGGTGGTTGATATTGGATTTCAACATCCATTTCAACTTGTTCATCATTTGCCAATGAAACAAACTTTCCAAAGTCAAGTGCCTTGAAATTACCTGCATCAAGATGAACAAGAATGACTCCTTCTTCTTCAAGCATGGCTTCGTATTTGATTGCTTTTGCAAGACCAATGATGAAATCCGAAATTTCGTTTACTCCACTATCAAACTTTTTACTTACTTGTTTGAAGCAGTCGTAGTAAACTTCATCAATTGCTTGACTGATTGCAACATAGTTTGCAGAGCTTAGAGCCTGTTCATATTGCTTTTGAAGGTTCTTGTTGATTTCTACTCCAAAAAGAGCACGAAAAAGGTCAACAATACCACGTGAGGCTCCAGGCTTTGAAGCTGCCCAACCTTTTCCAATCTGTCCAACTTGTTTTGTTCCTCCTGCTTTCAGAGAAAGAGCGCCAAGAGGAACGACCTTTCCATCAACAGCAATTTTGAGGTCAACCTTTGTTCCCTTCTGGTCTTCTAGTCCAACTGAGGAAATCTCGATTTTGTTTGCCTTCGCACTCATTTCAACATTCTTTACAAGACGAATGAAGGAAGGTGAAGAAGCAAATGCTGCTGCTGCCCTCACAATTCCATCAATGCTTTGAAAGAAAACGGGATCAATGAAACCTGCATAATTGTTTTCAGACAGCCCCACAGTAAGTGTAATGGAGTTCGGTTGACCAGGCTTCACTGACGGTGGTTTTGAAAAGGTTTTTGATTTCAAAACCGTTGATCCACTGGACTTGTTTGTTGTTTTGTTCAACTGCTCGATGACTGTCCAAATTTCTTTTTGTGTGATTGGTTTCTCAGAACCATAAAGAAATCTAGCTGTACAAGCCGCACCAAGAATACCTTCACTAACATCACCGGCGTTTGCTTTTGTTGCAGTTTCAAAAAGTAGTTTTTTTATTTTCATTGATCAACCTTGTAGTTTGTGATGAACAATTCTTTTCGCTTTTTACCTGAACTGTTCATATTGTAAACAACATCAACTTCTTGAATGAATGCCCAACCCTCATAAAGGTTTCTGATGTGTTCATTGTTGTTGTATGTAATTAACCATTGGTGTTGACTATTCTTGCAGTCAATGGCTAATTTTTCGTGATCAAATCCTTTGTGCCCATCACCATTCTTCCCATACAGATTGGATGATTTGATATCATATGGAGGATCAAGAAAGATCCATGTTTTGTTCTCTGTCGGTTGAAATAGAAGTTCTTCATAGGAAGCTTCTTTGATTTGGATTTGTTTCTTCACATTTTTTAGACTTCCACATTTTTCTATGTGAGGCTTCTTGAAGCGTCCATCATAAGAGGCTTTTGAAAAACCTCCAGACATTGTCAAACCGGAAAATGATGTTCTGTTCAAAATGAAGAAAGCAGCAGCTTGCTCAATGTTTGAATGAGAGTTCTTGTTCGCTAGGAGGCTTTTGGAAAATGAAAAGAGTTTGGATGGTTCGTTGGTCATCTTCATTTTTTCAATGACCTGCACGAGCTCCTGCGGGCTTTGAAGCATTGTCTGATAGAAGTTGATCAACTCCGGAAAGGTATCGCTTGCCTTGAAGATTTCAATCTCTTTGTCATCAAGTAAATGAAAGAAAAGAGAACCTCCTCCAAGAAAAGGTTCTCTGTATTCTGTGATATCTTTTGGTTTGAACTTGAGGATTTCTTTTATCAGTCTTGACTTTCCGCCAGGATAGCGAAGTGGACTTTTCATTCTTTTTTATCCTCTACCAATAGAAGATATTGTTCATTGGAGACATTTATGAGTCCGGTATCCCACATTTTTGCAATTGCTGTACGAGAAAGAGATGGTGAAAATCCTATCTCTTCCATCAGCAGACGGACCTCCTTTGCTCTTACAGGTCCACATGTACGAATGATGTTCGTGATCTTTTCTATGGCAAGAGGTAGATTCGTTTTCTCAACACTCTTATTTCGTAGAGCAAAAAGCTTTTTGCGGAGGTCTTCATCTGTTGGATTTGTCATACATCCCTACTATAGCGAGAACGCATTTTACTTTCAAGGAAAAAATGAAAAGTTGGTTCACATTTCATGTATTTGATTGCTGAGTTTACGCATTCAAGTTCATTTGGAATGTTATTTGAAAACTGTTCCGTAAATGTTTCATCAGCTTCCTTTTTCTTTTTCATCGGTCCTCATTTCTAAATGAGTAGATTGGATCATTTCCAATATTTTCTGCTGTGAAATTTGCTTCAAGATACTTTCTGTATTGTTTCCATCCCATGAAGTTTCCATAAGCTTTTTCTGGATTCAAAAATACAGCTTGATGTTCTGCTGGAGACATGTGGGGAGGTTGAGCAACAACAAGCATGTCATGAAGTTTTCTATCTTTTTCAATGTCTGTTGCGGTTCCATCATGATTCATGTAAGAAACTCTTGCACACCTTGCAGTTGAAATCTTCAAAAGATCGGTCAAAGAATGCTGATCTCTTTCTTCCTGAGTTACATAAGGAAGGTGCCACCAATGCTCATCACAAGATTTTGTGACACTCATCTTGTTGTATTCGTTTCTCATCATATCAGCCAGTTCTTTGATTTCTGGCTGAGCATCTTTGTGACACCGAAGCTCAAAGAAGTTTTCAAACTCTGTTGCTGTCAGAACAACATGAATGTAATGCCAAGGTTCAAGCATTCGATTTGCAATTTGTTTATGAACACCAAGATCGATCATTTTCTTTGTTTGTTCAACAACAAGGTCACGTGTCTCAAGCCAAACTTGGATTGCCTTCTGCTTTGTCTCTTCATCAAGTTCTTCATTTGCTTGCATACCTGATTGATTCTTTCCCCAATACACAGGCATGGCTGGATCTATTTTTACCATTTCAAGAAGCTTTGCTGTTGGAATGGCACGGGAAGATGATGCATTCCGACTGAAAACTCTGTGGGTCATCAATTCAGAGTGAATAAAACGTGGATACCTCAACTGAAAAGTCGTGAGTCTTCTTCCATATCCAACGGTATCTTCGATTATCTTTACTTCACACGTCATTTTGATTTATCTTTCTAATCTGTTCTATTTCATCTTCCAGAATAAGGAACTCTCTCATTCCATATCTTCTTCCAACTGAGACTGAAACAACCCAAATCTTTTCTTGTTGTCTCCAATGACAATTGGTAATATTACCAATGAAAACTCTTTCATTGATAAGTTCTTGATCAAATCTTGAAGTTCCTCCGGGATAACATCTTTTGAAATAGTCTTTGTCTCTCAATGATACCTTTACAAGGTCACCTCTTTCAAGTTGAGAGAGTATTTCTTTTTTTGATTTTGATGGTTTTTTTGATATTTTTGACTTGAACCACTCCAACATATCAACGTCCTGTTATGGATAGAGTGATATGATTGAAGTCCATTCTCCAAAGTCAAAGAAAAAAATATCTTCCGGTTTTACATCTTGAGAAAGAAAGGCTCTTCCTCTTTTTTCGGTCACTTGAGCATTGTCCAAGTAGTAGATGAATAATCCAAGTTTTGGGTTTGGAATCCTTTTCTTCATGGCAAACTGATTTAGAACCTGTGTTCCTTTTGGAATGCCAGTTATCAACACTTCATCTGGTGTCTTTTTTGAAATGACATAGTATGTCAGTGGCTCTTTCTCATAAGACCACTTTTTCTTTTTTTCTTCATCAATGAAAAGAGGTAATGTCATTTGTTTATTTTGTATTCTGCCCACATTTTCTGCTTAGCTTTTTTTCTTGCCTTTGAACCAATTGGAGCATTGGCAGAACCAGCAATTTGTCCCGATGAAACAAGAGATGCGCCACCAGCAGAAATTGCATTCATTTCATGAATGAGAGCCTCTCTGACTTTTGGCTTTACTTCATTCCAATTGCCGCCCTTGAAGTGGTACCATTTCTTTGCCCACTTATAACCTTTACTTGTCGGAACTCCACCAAACTTTACCATCGCGAGCTGTTTTGCTTTATCCCACAGACTTTCGTTTGAAGGAAGTTCTCTTTCATCAAGGTCGGAAATGAAAGCCTCCTGAAGGTCTTGAGCCGAAACAGTAAATGAAGCAATCTGCTTTGCGGAGTTTTGAAGAAGGGCTTTCAAACCAAAGTGAAGAGGTGACGGAAGTTCATCCATGGAAAACCATCCAGCTTCATCATTTTCCCAATCAAGTCGAGGCTCAAACTCTTTTGGAACGATCCCAATGAAGTTGAAGTATCTAAACTTAGCAGCTTTGAAAACATATGAAGCATGAATTTCGATTGGACCACGATATCCAACTTCTTCATGTGCTTCTCTTTTTGCGGCACTAACTTCGCTTTCATCTTCGTCATCAATGGCTCCGCCAGGTATTCCCCAAGTGCCTGGTTCGTTTACTTCATTTGAACGCAAAACCAACAGAAGTCTCCCTGTATCTTTTGCAATTAGAAGAATGCCTGCTCCACGGTTTCCCCAAAAGCGTTCGTCATCACCTTTTGAGACATGCATTGAGCCACGTTCTTTTGGAACCATATCTTCTTGTTCAAAGAGAATTTTCTTTAGTTTTGTCATGAGAATAAGTATGAAAAAGGGAGCGGTTGCTCCCAAATCAATCAAGTATCTTGACTATTTCTATGCATTCTTCTATTATTTCGGCTGTTGATCCTATTGGAAAGCCATCAATTTCAATTTGAAAAAAACGTCCTTCTGTGAATCCTACAACCTTGCCTTGCATTGTTGTCTTTGGATTTGTTTGTTCGTATTGACAGTGACGAACTTTATCGTTATGGACAACTGGGAACACATACCAGGATCTATTGATCCGAAAAACAATGTTTTTACCAAGAATATCAATCATAGAGTTTCTCGACTTTTCAAATAAAAAGGAACGTTCCAAGGATATTCTTCTGGTTCAAGAACTCAAACTGTTCTTCATTTAGAAAGAAAACCTCTCCAACAAGATGTTTGAAATATATTTGATTGGCTGCAAGAATGTTTCTCATGTCTTTGTTTTTGATATAAATCAACTTTGTTTTGACACCGTCTTCTCTAAGAGCAAAGAAAATCCACGCTGCACTTTTCGGCAAAAAATTCATTAGACCTCAATCAAATCTTCCAATATCTCACTACTTCTTTCTTCAAACTCTCCTCTAGAAAGTTTACATTGGAGTTTCAATGATCCATCCATTTCGATAAAACCTTTATCAATTGCATACTTGATCAGGTTTCGAAAATCAACTCTATGTCCACGAACTGGAGAATTCCAACCAGAAAGAAAAGTTCTTTCTAAATTTGTATATGTTGTTGGAGTTTGTTCTAAATACGATAAAACCTTTGCAAGGATTTTACTTCTATCAACTTCATTGTAAGGAAAAACTGGTCTAACATTTGTGGCGGAAAATGTATGAACTTCATTCGACCGACGCATATCATATTCATCATCTTTTTTTCTTCTTTCTTGCCAAGAAAGTCTCGTGGCTTCATCAGGGACTTCTCCCTCATTTACATCAAGAAATCCTTGTTCTTCCAAAAAGTCCGAAACTTTGAACACTAACTTTTTATCAGTCATTTCTTTACCTTATTCAAAGAAAATTTCACCATAATCATCTAGATTATGGATCCGATCAGCCAATTCATTGAATTCAAAAAACCAAAGAATTCCACATATTGGATGAACCAAGGTGTTGTGCATCAACCAACGAATACGTGCCTTCATTTCTGTTTTCATTTGACCTCATCTGGTTGAAACTCGCCATCAACAAGTTGCCCTGCTTCTAATTTTCCGCCATACTTTCTATACAACTTTCCATCATTTGAAAAATAGCGAGGAATTGCAGCATCTTCTTCAAAAAGATCCCCTGGTCCTAACATAGTTTTAGGTGTAAGTTCTCTTTCATGAAGAATTTCGCCGTCGCTTATGAAAGCGAATTTGAAACCGAGGGTACGACCAGCAATTGGATAAGAATGAATTTTTATATCCAATTTAGAAGAAGGGCAAATTCCTTCCTTTTCGACAATTGAACGAAGTGTTTCAAACGTCAAACCATAATATGCTTTTAGGTCTGCTCTCATCTCTGGAGTTGTGTATTCAACCCACCATTCATCAAATGTCATTTTGACCTCCCTGTCAAAAATGGAGCTGTGTCAAAATGTTCAACGATGGTTTGATCAAGATTTCCAAAGTATCCGTAATCTCTTTCACGAGCCTTTTTGGCACACTCATCGATCGCTATTTGATCAGACGCATGAAAAACACCATGAATTTCAACATATCCACTCGTTCGTCCAAATGTTCCCCCGTCTGTAAACAAGTTTATAACAGCAACAAACGGACCCTCAGTATCATATGCTGCATCATTTTCGATAGTTTCATAATCTGAGTATGAAATGTGAGATATGTCCGGATAGAAACTGTCCGTTCGATAGAGCCTAAAGTTCGAGACTTCGATTTCTCTATGACGGAATCCACTGTAAGGACCATCATTGAATGGTTGATCTTGAGAACCAACCCACTCACGTTGGTCATAAGCAATTAGAAACATTTTTATTTTAGACATACTTCATCCTCCCCATGGAAGCCAAATAGCTTTATGTAGAGGATTTTTCACGCAAACTGCTTTGTAGCTTGATGTACCTGTATCCATATTTGCAGCACACCAAGGACACGGACTCAACCCAGGAACAGAGACAATGAATCCTTCATTGAAATCTTTTTCACTAGTTTTTCCAATAATTGGTTTTCCAAAAGAAAACTCGATATTGTAATAATCGAGAACATTATCACGAGTAGGATTGATTTCATGTGGTTGAAGTAAAGGGTCGATTGTGGTTGTTCTCAAGAGTTTCCAGTTCTCTCCATCAAACTCCCAACTCTTAAGTTCCCACCGTTCTATACTACCCTTGTTTTTCTCAACCCCATATTGATATGCGTCAAAAAAAGATTCTTCTTTGAAGAGAATGACGGCTCCATACTGGTTTTTCCAGGCACCAGTATAAAGATGGGTTTTTAGAACGTATGTACTCATCTTTTTCTTTCATTCCACTCATGCCAATCTAACGAACCATCCCAGACATTAGGGTCTTCTTCCTCGCTTGTATCTGGGAGACTTTCCCCAGGTGAAAAAAGGTCATGGAAAAGTGAAGTGAATTCTTCTTTGTCGATTTTGACTTTGGGAAGTGTCCAACCACCATTGAAAGTGAATTGAAGATTTCCTTGCTCATCTTTATTACAAACGAGCTTTTGTTTATCTTCCGTTTCTCCAATGATCCATTTATTTTTTCCCATACCACTCCTCTTGCCTTTCTTTCCATTCTTTTTTTATTTCAGGAGTAACAACTTTACAATCATGATTTTTTTCCATTTCTTCCAAAATGGCTTTCATCGCTATATCAACTTCTTCATTTGTGGGAGTGCGATTAGGGTCCCTAAATTCTATTCGAAATGTTAGAACCTTGTAGCCCGGAGGCGGATACACTTTTTCTTTTGACATTTATTGTTTACTTTCCTGTTTCATCATCCACACTTACTGTTTCCACAAGCCTTACAGGTCACACAACCTTCTTGATAAATCAAATCAGTTGATGAACAAACGGAACACTTCTTTTCGGAAGCTTTTGTTCCATCTGCAATGAAAGACTTCAATACTCTTGAAACAGCTCTTGAGAACGAGAAAAGATCATCGTCTTTCTCAGAACCCTTGAGAAGCTGCTCCACAACATATTGTACAGGAGTTCCGTGGCGCATTGCAAGTGATAGGGTTCTTGTAAATGCAGCTTCCGTTGCATTTTCAAAAACTTTGTTGATATCACGAATTATGGTTTCTTCTTCTGGACCTTTTTCAAAGTCATAATGAAAATCATATCTTGCAACAGGATTTGAAGGTCCGTTGTGTTTTACAATCTTTCCTTCTTTTACTCTTTTTGGAATAGAAATTAGTTTTGAAAGACCACCCATAATCTCATATGGCTTATCATCCAAAACTCCAACAAAGAATGTCCATTTTTCACCCTTTACTGTAGTGTGCATAACCTTACAAGAAAGCTCTGCTGGACGTTTTGGTGCATGATGCTCATCAAATGATGAAGTTTTCTTTTCATCTGATTTTGTTTCTGTGACAAGAACACCAGACCTAGAACCATCACGATAAATCGTGAAACCCTTACATCCAGTCGCCCATGCACGCTCGTAGACCTGTTTTACCAAATCCACAGAGACGTCTGAGGGCAGGTTGCATGTTTTGCTGATGGCGTGACAGACCCATTTTTGTGCGGCTGCCTGGAGGTCAACTGAGGCTTCCCAATCGACGTCATTTGCTCTAGCCTTCCAATATGGGCTATCTTCAACGTTTTCCCATCCCGTTACTTCCATCCACTTTTTGAATTGGTGATGGTAAACCTTGTATTCTTGCCATTTATCTCCAAGAGCATCAACAAAATCAACTCTTGAAACGGCATCTTCCGGATTGATCTTTCTTCGACGTGTATAGACAACTTCGAAAGCTGGTTCGATACCAGAAGTTGTTTGTGTCAAAACAGAAACGGAACCTGCTGGTGCTGTTGTCGTAAGAGCAATATTTCTTCTGCCAAATTTAGCCCACTTTACCAGTATGTCTTTTGGCATCATTTCATCATAGAAAACTTGTTTCAAGAATTCATGGTTTTTTTCAAGTTCATAGTCAAATGCTTCGAAGGCTCCGCGCTCTTCTGCCATTTCAACCGTTGAAGTATAAGCACCAAGAGCAAGTGTTTTGTAGAACACTTCGACCCAATCAACTGACTCCTCAGAACCGTATCTGACATTGAGTGCAGCTAGCGCATCACCAATTGCTGTCACTCCAAGTCCTGTTCGGCGTCCTCGAACACAAGCTTGACGAATTTTGCTCCAAAGGTCAATTTCAATCTTCTTTACATCCTCTGGCTCAGGATCATTCTTGATCTTCTCAAGAATTTGATCGATTGCTTCAATCTCCAAATCAACCATGTCATCCATTAGTCTTTGTGCTTTTTTGGCGACCTCAAGAAAGAGTTCACGGTTGAAGTGCGCATTGTCTTCAAATGGATTTTCAATAAAGGAAAGAACGTTCAAAAGCAAAAGACGGCAGCTATCATATGGCGACAAAACGATCTCGCCGCAATTTTTAACACAAATGCCGGAAGAAGTTATGAATTTTTCGTCTTCATTTGAAGTAATGACATGATAGTTGTGGTTATCATCAACAGTGATGTTGAAAACATCTTCAAAACCGGCGTGCTCAATCGAAACCACTTTGTGGTTCGTTGCGACCTGGTTAACGAAGTTGGTGAAACTACCAAATCGGAATTCATTTGCAAGCATTTGTGGCAACTTGTTTTTCTTTGCGTGTTCAGCCCACATCCCATAGGTCAATTTTCCATTTTCATCGAACAGTTTTCGACCTTCTAGCAAAAGCTCCTCGTTTGTAACGCCAGAGTATCGTGGATTTGATTTTCCGGGTTTAGATGCAAAGTTGAACTTCCATTCATGACTCATTGAATGGTATGGGTTGCGCTCCCCTTTCATTCTCTCGGAATGAAGTCGACGATGTTCTTCATGAAGCATAACTTCAAGATTTTCGATACCATCATCTAAAGAGTTGAAATTCTTGTGATGAATAGCGTGTGTTTTTGGATTACAGTCCAATCCATGGAACTCGGCAATCAAACGATATTGACGACGATTACGGTGTGCTCCACCAACCATTTTTTCACCCGTGTTTGATACTTGGCGATATCCGTTGGAATTGAAGCTGTAGAATGGGTAAATCGAGTCACCAGGCTTCAAATGTTGAAGCTCTACGTATTTCAGATTTGAAAGTAAGATTTTGTGGTCGGGGGTGGCTTTAAGAGATGAGCCGTCGTCCAAAACCAGTTTCCAAATTTCCTTTTTCTCTCCAGTCTTCCTTGGATTTCTTCCCATCTTAATTTCCGTTTTTCCGGAAACAAGATTAGTAGAATAAACAGGAACATCCATTCCAGCTTCCACAAGTTCTCGAATTGAAACTGCATTGCGCCCATCTGCAACCGCAATCAATGTATCCCCTACAATGCAGGGGTTTGTTGATGTTGTCTGAAACTCTGCATAAGCATCTGCTGGTGAACGCTTTTTGATTGTGTCCCAAAAAAGAACGCCTGGCTCTGCTGATGCATGAGCACCTTCGATAAGTTGATTCCAAATGTCAGTAGCTTTGATTTTCTGTCGGACCAAATATTTGGAATCGTCAAGCCCTGCTTCAACAGGAAAACGAACTTCATATTCTTCGTTTGCCTTTACAGCATTCATAAACTCATCAGAAACACGAACAGAGATATTTGCTCCAGTAACTTTATCTAAACTTCTTTTGATGTTGATGAAAGTTTCAATCTCAGGATGATGTACTGAAATTGAAAGCATCAAAGCACCACGTCTTCCTCCTTGAGCAACTTCTCGACAAGTATTTGAGAAACGTTCCATGAAAACGCCAATGCCGTCTGTTGTCTTAGCAGCATTGTTTGTGTGAATTCCCTTTGGGCGGATGGTGGAAATATCAAATCCCACACCACCACGTCGTTTCATCAGCTGAGCTTCCTCTTGGTCGGTTTTGAGGATGCCTCCGTAGCTATCATATGGACTTTCAATAACGAAACAATTTTTGGCAATCAAACCTTCTACAGAGTATGAATGGTCTTCCTCTACACCAAACGTATAGACAAATGTCGGCTTGTCAGAGACTTCTTGCTTAGAGAGTATTTGGACAAATTTGGTGCCATCAATGTTGATAACATGATTTGTTTTGTTTGACAGTAAAGCAGAAAGTCGATCGTCTTCATATGACTTTAGGCTTCTATTTCTGAATTCGTCGTTACGACCGAAATCAAGACGCGAAATTTTTCCTGTTGAAGAAATTCCGACGAGGAAGTTGTGAGCTCGTGCCAAATGATAAACGCTTTCAACGAAATCTGGGTTTGACATCACCACACGAATGTCACCTTGTTTCGTGATGGTGCCATCACTGTCAACAAGTCCATGCAACAGCGATGCGACAAGGAACTTGTCCCAAGAATGAATGAATTCGGGAAGGCATTTTCCATCAAATCTTCTTCCGAAGAAATGTTCAAAGGCATACCCCAAAGCGCCATTGTGAATTGCGATTTGGGTTGTGTTATCCTTGTTTTCATTCTTATCAAAAGAAATTTCGTTTCTGGTCAGGTAGTCTAAAACGAAATTAATGAGAGTAGTTTCGTGTGAACCGAAAGTAAATGTCAGTCCACGAACCTTTGAACAAACCCTGCTCTTCTTGTTTCTTTGGTTCCGTGTCTTTTTGGTATTTTCTCCAAACACACAACCATCACCATACCAAAGACCAAGAAAATATGCAAAATCTTCATCAATTCGAAGTGTCTTTGGGGTTGTGTTTGTGTGAGGACGTCGCTTTCCATCCTTAGTCACTGTGACAAGTTGAAAGCGACCGTTTTCTTTTTCTGTTGTTTCATAGACACAATCTCCATATTCAAAGCCGTTCTCGAAAACAGAAAACAAATCCAAGCTTCCACGCTCACCGATTTCTTCAAGGTTTTTTGGAACCTGGATGTAGTCACCTTGGCGCAAATACTGAATTGGGTTGAATTGTGGAGCCTTGCCCCAAGCAAGTTGTTCTTTGGAAATCGACATGAATTCGTGATTTCCAGTAACTTTGATTTCTGGCGTTCTGTAAGCTTTGAATGAAAACAGTTGTCTTCCATCAAGCTTATTTTTGTGCAACTGTACAACCTTTCGATATCTTCCCTTGTGAGTCAGGACCTCATCACCCAAATCAACATCTTCAATTTTCTTGACGCCTTTTTTGGTGTGGATCTTAGTTCCCTCAACAAAACAGTTTGAAAGGCTCATTACCTGATATGGATTTCCAATACCTGCCATCGGTGAGCCTTGCGGAACAACATACTTGAAGTCTTTGAACAAACCAAAGATTTCCTCTTCACTCATTGGATTCGGATATTTTGCTTCAATTCTTGCAAATTCTTTTGCAAGACGTCGATGCATGTATTCTGGTGTTGGCTCTTCAATATCACCTTTTGGTGATTTCAAGGCATACTTTCCAAGGAAAACAGTTGCCGCAAGGTCATCTCCCTTGAAATATTGTTTTGCTAAATCAAACGCTTCTTTGTATTCCATCTCTTCTCAACTCACAAATTTTCTAACTTCATAGAAGTACCATCGAGTCCATCTTGAATTCGCTTCCAAGCTTCTTTTCCAGCTTTTGAAGTATATCCAGATGTAGGTGTTTCTGAACTATTCAGAAATCGCAATCTTGATTGAGCTGTGTCAAGATGAATATTGAACTTCAATCCATCTTTTCCTGCTCTGTTCTTGGCAATGAACAACGTTCCAATACCTGTCGATTTTTGCTCTGACTTTCTTGCAAGACCAAGAATAAAATCTGCTGCCGCAGCTTGAGCAAAGCTCTCTGCCATGTTTGTCATGTCAACAATATCATTTCCTGCGGCTTCCTTGTTAGCTTGAAGAGCTGTCCAAAGAGGAACACGCACTTCGTCTGCCAAAGCTCGAAGCTCTTCCGTAATCTTCTTCAACTCAATACGAAGAAGATCGCTCTTTTCAGTTGAACGCATGATGCCAGCATAGTCCACAAGAATGAGATCCGGCGAGAATCCGTCGGTCTTCAACTTTTCAATGTGTCCTCGAAGAACGTTTACATTCGCTTGGTTTGTTGGATAATGCTTGATAATCAAACGTCCAAACACGTCCTTGTTGTCTTCATACATCTTCTTGATTGCTTCTTTGTGTTCAAAGCAATAAGATGAATCAACACCAATCAAGTTTGAGTCATATCGAATAGCAATAGCACCTTCATTCAACTCAAATGTGTAGTGAAGAACATTGAAACCACGACGCATTGCTTCAGCTCCAAAGTGAGTAAGAAGATGGCTCTTACCAACACCTGACATAGCAACAACAAATCCAATCTCACCTTGACCAAGACCACCATTCAAAATGGTTCTGCCATCAAGTTCATCAAGACCAGTTGGAATTGTTCTACGAAATACTCCATTGTATCTTGCATCAATGTCTGCTGGGTTGAACAAATCCAAACCCTTTGTATTAGTCATTCCTTTTGCAAGGGCTTTTCTAATTGTTTCAGCAACGCCGTCATAGTCTCCTCTTTGAATGTTGGAAACAGATACTTCGAGAGCTTGTTGAAGAACGACTCTTTTACAGAAGTCGGTTGTTTTCTCTTTTACAAAAGCAAAGTCACCAACATTAGTTGGTTCAACTAACTTAGGAAGAAATGCTCTAACTTGAGCAATCAACAACTGATCTGTCTTGATCTTCTTCAACTTGAAACTTTCTGCAATCAATGTGCTAAGAAGTTCAATTGAAGGATATTCTCTGTATTTGTTGTTGTAGTTGAAATAAATCTGTGTTATGACTTGCAGGTACGCATATTCAAAGAAGGATGGATCCAAGATTTCTTGGATTTGAGATGCCCATGCCTTATCATGAAATAGAACTTGAACAATCTTCTCTTGGAAGTTCCTATCAAATGAGAAATGCTTTTTCTGCTGTTTTTCGTCGTCGTCTGGCTGTATGGTTTCTTCGTTTATTTCTTCAATCATCTGTTCATCTACTAAGTTCATTTGGTTCTCCACCTTCAAAAAGGGAATAGAAAGCCGCTCGCTGGCAAGCGAAACGGGATTTGATTTCAGCCATCGGTAGGAATAAAGAGAGGGCTCAGTGAAAAAATTCCTGTCACAAATTTACATTGTTCAGATTTCTGAACAATCGGTCTACATCAAAATTTACGGGTATTTTTGATGCAATCAGCTCCTTTATGAAGGAAAATTTATCTGATACTCTTTCTTCATTATCGATTTGCCATTCAAGTTTTTGACATTGAGTTGCTGAGATATTCAGGTCCCGAAGGTACATCAACTCCCAGTTCCTCAAGACGTCTTCCTTAGCCTCTAAGATTAGCCCATGCACCTTTATCTTTGAACCACTGTCCATTTCTTTTTTTGCAAGGTCAAGAACTTCTTGGATATAGACATCTCTATCTTCAGCCAAACAAGGAAATCTTTTTGAAATAGTTTTCATACCAACACCATCAACACCGGGAATGTTGTCGGAACTATCTCCCACAAAAGCGCGAGCAACACAAAAGTTTCGAGCCTCTATTCCAAACTTTTCTTTGACTTCTTTTTTTGTCACGATGCTCCTTGTTGCTGGATCATAAACAACAACATTTTCATCATCCAACAACTGGTAGTAATCTTTGTCACTTGATACGATGACTTTTTTTGCCTTTGAGTTTTTGAATTTGGAAGAAACGACAAAAGAGATAATGTCATCCGCCTCGATCTCGCGGAGGTACAGTTGTCGTATTGGTGTTTTCTTCAAGAGATTGATCAAAAGAAGTTGCTGATATTGTCTGTTCTCGGTGTCATCCATATGAAGACGACCTGAGCGGGCTGGTGAGAGTTCGTCAAAAACCTTTGACTTGGCACGATTTGCTTTGTATTCGGGGAATATTCTCTTCCGTCTTTCAGAGCCTCCGCCCTTTTCCCAGGCAATGAAAACTTTTGAAGGGTTCCACGTTTCAATTATCCCATTCACAGCTTTGATGAAACCAATTGTGCCACCAACGCAGTTGCCTTCGGCGCTCATTGTTTCATTTACAGCAAAGTATCGAATGAAAAGATTCATTCCATCAATTACAACAATTGGTCTTTGGTCGTTATTGTTCATATCACATACACACTTTTCTTTGTTTCATCAACCAAAATCAAGAAAGTTCCAATATGCGAATTTTCAATTAGGAAACATTCGACAGCAAAAATCTTTTGTGATTTTGTTTGAATTTTGGAGCCATACCAAGTAGTCACTGGTCCTTCTTCTAGGTTTGCTATGTTCTGAACATCAAGTATCAACCCAAGTTCAGTTCCATCAACAAATGATAACGAATAGACATTTACCTTTTCAATTGTTGATTTGAAGTATCTTATTGAGGTTGGATAGTAAACAGACGAATTCTCTTCCCTCGTGTTTTGCTCTTTGTCATCGAGATTGAAATACCATTTCCGCCCATCATTTGGATCAAATCCGACAAGAAAAAACCCCCGAAACATGGTTCCTGGGGTTAGTTCTTCAAGAACCTTTTCTGCAAGGTTTTTGCTCATTGTCCTGTACTTCCAAATCCGCCTTCACCACGAGTGGTGTTTGAGAGTTTTTCAAACTCTTCTTCACTTATTTCTTTGATAGAAGTTTGTGGAACTCTCTTGAAAACAAGCTGGGCAATTTTGGTGCCCTTTGGAATGATGATTGGAAAACTGTTTGATGCATTGGTGTTGACATTTGTTGGGGCAACAATAACCTTGATTTCGCCACGGTATCCAGCATCAATAGTTCCAGGGCTGTTGCAAACAGTCAAACCTTTCAAAGACATTCCTGATCTAGGTCTTACTTGAGCTTCCCATCCTGACGGGATCACCATTTTCAAGCCGGTTGGAGCAGTTTGTGGTCGGGCGTCGTGACGCCAAACAACTTCTTCGGTTGAAAAAAGATCCCACCCTGCATCATCCTCATTTGCTCTCTCAGGAAGCTTTGCTTCTGGATGACACTTGAAAAACTTCACTTCAAGTTCAACGTTTGATGTTAGATTTGGAACGGGTTCATACCATGCTTTGTCATTTGTTTTATAGTCTTCTCGATACTTCATCGTTTTACCTTTATGCGATGTGGATTACTACAGAATCCTTTTGCAAATTGTTTTTCATTAGATATTTTGATATCTAAAATTGGAAGGTCTTGACTGCCATCATATATGATGTATTTTGTTTCTAAACCTTCACCTTTATTTCCAACAATTACAGTGTTAGGCTGCAAGTCAAAACAAACATGCACAACAAATCTTGAATTAAGAATGCCAAGGACTTTAGAGTTTTCAGGATTGACTCCAATTTTTTTCAACTCCAAAAGTTTTGCCTCACCAAGAGCTTCATTGAAAAGAGAATTTTCCTCTAAGAAAAAAAGCTCCAAATCTGGAGAAATCAAACAGATGTCTCCGGATCTTCGACCATATTTTCGGTGAATGTCTATACCAGTATCAAAGATTTTTTGATTTAGGTTACTTAGTGAAACTTCGCCTTCAACGTCAGTTATGTAAGGTTCAAGTTCTTCGACAGAGAAACTTTGAACTGCCAGAATACTCCGCACCGATCCGGTCATCATAATCAACTTCAACTTGAGGCAAGTGAACGAAAGTCTTCATAACTTTCAGTGTCAACATCAACATATGTTGGGTGCTCTCTGTCATTTTCAGCAGATACAATAAAGGATGCATCCAGAAGAGCCGTGACATACTTCTCATATTGAGGATTGTAGTAAACGCGGCTTCCGAAATCGGCTTTACCTTGCCACTTTTCTTCAACAACAGTATTGCCTTTGGCATCTGTGACAATAAAGGTCTTCCACGCTCCCGTTCCTGCAACAGAGACTTTTTCTCCATTCGGCATTTCAACTGGACCGTTTGCATCACACCAACGGCGAAGTGCATCGAAAGCTTGTTGGTCTTCACGAACGCCAACACCAAAGTGAATTTCGAACTCTGCTTCGCGGAAAGGGCGAGCAACTTTGTTTTTGATTGTCTTTGCCTTTACAGCAATTCCAATAACCTCTTTGGTCTTATCATCTTGAATATGAGAACCACCATAGAGACGAATACGCGTTGAACATGCATATGGAATTGCGGCTCCGCCTGGCGTTGTTGTTGGATCTCCATACATAACACCGATCTTCTGACGTTGCTGGTTGAAGAGCACGAAGAGAACTTTTTGGTTCGCAATCAACTGCGTGATCTTACGAAGACCTTTTCCAAGAACACGAGCTTGAAGACCGATTGAGTTTTGATCATAATCTCCTTCAAGTTCAGCCTTTGGTGAAGAAGCAGCAACGCTATCCCAAATGATTGTAACAGGAACGTCTTTCTTTAGCTGACGAGCTTTCATGATTGCCTGTTCAGCAACCTCGAAGATTTCTTCTGTGCAAGCTGTTTGGACGAAAACGAATTGTGAATTAACCTTGATGCCTAGACCTCGAAGGTTATCAAGCGACGTTGCATTCTCTGTGTCAATGTAGACAACAATGCCGCCATGGCGTTGTGTACTCTTTGCAAGCTCAAATCCAATGTGCGATTTTCCAATCGACGGTGGTCCTTGGATTTCAACAATTCTTCCTTCTGGCAATCCACCTTTTGAAGTGTTTGAAACAACAGCGTCAAGCATTCTTGATCCTGTTGAGATCCAACGATTGATGTTTGTTGGAGCTGCATCCGAACCAAGATTGAAGGCAATTTTATCTTGATGCTTCTTGTTGATCTCTTTGATAAGCTCGTTTGTGAAGTCGTCAATGTTGTTTGATGCGATAGATGTAGAGGTTGTTTCTTCTTTCTTTTTTACCATGTATGTTATTCCTTTTGGGTACAATCATCATAACAATAGGCTTTGTTGCTTTCAACTGAAAGCTTGAACTTTCTTGATTTGTTGAAAAAGAAAGATTGACAAAGAAAAAGCCCCCGACTCAGCGGAGGCTTTTCCATCAAAGAACAACAAGAAGATCAGAACACGTTTTCTAGATCATCAAAGGCGCTATCAATTTTGCTCTTGGTTGCAGCGGTCTTTCCGTCTCCAGAAGTACCATGCTCCACACCACCAGCAGAAACCTCAGAATCAACCTCACTGTCCTTTGGACCATTGAGGAAGTTTTCGATGATTGTCTTCAACTTTTCAGTTCCCGGAACAAGCTTACGGAAATGTTCGCCAAGATTTGGAATTTCTTCCAAGGTCTTTTCAATCCTTGCCTTATCAGCATTCTTGCCATTCACGAAGAGTGGTGATGCCTTTCGACGCGGTTGAAGTTTGATTTCTTTCACAGCGAATCCGTTGAACTTCTTTCCACTGTCAACAGCAGACACAGTCCAATCATATCCCGAATATGGATCCATCAAGTTTTCAGTTGCGTAATCCTCATGACAAAGGGTTGCGTAAATGTCTTGCACAAGCTTCGAAGAAATCTCCCAAAGCATAATGCCTTCGTCCTCACGACCACGAACAATCACAGGAGCGTAAAAGCGTGATGTAGGATTGAGACACTTACGGATTTCCCACGACTCATTAGAACGATCAGAACGCATCTCCTGTTCTAATGAAGCAATTGGATCTTCCAATCCATATTGTGCAGGAGCAACAACTCTTTGCTCAGTAAGCTTCTTGTTTTGGTAGTAAACTACCTCTTGGAAAGGTTGTCCTTTCTCATCCTTGTAAGGAAGGAAACGGATATCAACGTTTCCAAGTTCAGGCTTGAAATATTTGAACTTTGGAAGTTCAGATTTCTCACTTGAACCAGTCTTTGTCATTTGTTTCAGTTTGTCACGAATTGCATCAAGGTTATATCCAGTCATTATATTTTATCTTTCTATTTGTAAGGGGTTGGAACAATCCAACGTTCTTCTATTATAGGTTATTTCGGCTTGAATGTCTTTCCCTATGAACAATTTCATTGTGCCTCACTACACTTTTCCTTTCAAATTTTGTCAATAACTTTTTATTGTGATTGACTTTCTACCGAGAGTTTCAAGTGGAAGTGTGAATTTGGAAAAAGTGGGACGGTTTTGGCTTTGTTGATAGCTGACTTTAGTTTCGAAACAGCAGATAGACTTACATCCAAAAATATTGCATCATGCAATACAAACAAAGGTCTTACTTCTTCTGGATTCAAATCTTCTATCAATGAAGCGAATCCAAGAAGAGCAACATCGACAGCAGTTGATTGTGTCCAATAGTTTACTAACTTATAATCTTCGACACCTTCTGTAGGTATTCTTCTTTCAAAATGATTTGTAATGTATTTTCCACCATTATTTCTCATCCGACGTTCTGATTGAAGTTGGTTCATCAGTTGGTTGATGCCAAAAAGCTCTCTCAGTTCAAATAGGAAATCGTGTAGAGGCACAGAACTTTTACCTTGGAGTATCTGCCCAATTAAATCTTCCTGAGCTCCATAGAGCGTTCTGAGGGTTATAGATTTTGCTTCTGAGCGATCGATAGGTGTACGGAGTAGATTTCGTTGAAACAGAATATCAGCCACTTGCTGGTAGATATCATGTGGTTTTGAGTTTGTGGATCCTTGAGTGGAAGATAACCAATTAGAGAGAGCACTAGATGTTCTTCCAAGGAGCACACTTGGTTCAAGAGCAACGTAATCGATCGATACGATTGCTCCCTTTTCAAAGGAAGTCTGAACCATGTTCCGATAGGTCTTGTTGATTGTTAGGATATGAGGACCTTCTGTAACAACCAATCTTCCTGTTGGGCTTTTGAAACTGTCATACTTCACAGGTTTTGCAAAGCCATCTCTATTTGGAGAGAATGTGGAAACTAGTCCCTGAGTATCCTGTATTCTATATTTGTGATACAAGTCCTCGGAGATGTAAGCACCCTGCATTTTTTCAAGAAGGTCTACTTCTTTTTTGAAGAAGTCAAAAAAGTAAGTTGCAGGATTGAGTGCAAAGAAAGAAATGAGTTCTTTCATGTAACGATGAAGGTTTGTTTGATACTCTTCTTTTGATAAGAGAAGAAAAGCTGGAAGGTTCTCAACCATAATCTCTTCTTCTCTCAAAACAGTCTCAAGAGCTTTTCTTTGAGTTTCAGGAAGAAGAGATGGGGCTTCCTTGCACGTTGTTTTCAGATATTGAAACCAGTCTTTACTATTCACAATGATATCAGAACTCAGAATATCATTACAAAACATGGAACTTCCATCTTTGTAGGAACGTAAATGTGAATTAAGACCAGTAGTTTTATTTGATAGCAAAAGAGTAGCCATACCTCCTCATTGTGCAATATTTACGAATATGTTTCAATAGGAGTTCTGTGATGAATAACAGGATAAACGATACGGTCATTTACGAATTTAGCAGACGCTTTCTAAACAAGGTTACAAGAAAGTTTGTTCCTGATGCTGAAATCAAAACAAAAAAAGAAGCCACTGATTTTAGATTTCATGTGGCTCGCTTTGTAGCAGTAAAGATTCTGAGAATTAAAGAGTTTGATCGTATGTATCAGGCTATTGGGAAAACCATTTATGTTCCAGATAGTTTTTATGAAAATGTAGATATGCTTCATGGCTTGAAATCGGTGGCTCATGAAACGGTTCATCTGTATGATAGAGCAACCATGGGCGTTCGTTTTTCCCTTGCGTACCTATTTCCACAAATACTCTCAATTCTTTTCTTATTGCTATCTCTAGTTCTTTGGAATGCTTGGTTTTTGATTCCAACTGTAATCTTTTTATTCCCACTTCCTGCTTATTGGAGAGCTCGTTTAGAATTTCGCGCCTACCTTGTTGATTTGATTTGGGCACAATATGTTTGGGATCAACATCAAATGAAAGAGAATGAGGAATGGGCAAAAGAAAAGTTCCAGGAAAGAATGTCAACTGGAACTTATTACTTTGCGTTACCTTTCAAAAAGGTAACAGGAAAATGGTTTGAAAGAAAAATTGAAAAGCACAAATGGAAACAGGTTTCACCTTACAAGGAGATCATTTCGTTCCTTCAGGAAGAATTAGAGGTTTGAGCTTTTCTGCCAAATTAAGCATTGCAAGTTCAAGAGCTTCGATCCTTGACTCTAGATTTTGAGTTGCTTCATCAATAGATTTTTGTATATCTTCGAGTTCTTCGTCTTTGTTCAAATAATCCCAAATGTTATTGGCGACAGATTGATTTGGAAACGAAGATTTCCAACAGTCTAACGGATTTATAGACGATGCTGGAACACCACCGAGAGTTCTTTCTTTCATTGTCGCCGCCTTTACATCTTCTGGTAACCAGTTCCAAAGAATTGTAATAGTTTCTTCAAGGACAGACTTCAAAAGAATATCTTTTGTATCTAATGATGCAAGATATGCAGCTTCTAAAAGAAAGCAAGTTTTCTTTCTAAGTTGCACAGATGGCTCCGATTCTTCAGGTGAAACATTCAATTTCTCTTGCAGTTCTTCTTCTTTTTCTTTCTTTATTTCTTCATATAGTTTGTCAATATCACTCATAAGAAACTCCTTATACTATTTACTATAGCATGTCACCTACAAAGAATAAAGTAAAGTTGAAAGAACAAATTGAAGGCAGTTCAAACTGGGGTCTTCACCCTGAACTTGGTCCTGAATTCTTTCGTTATTACTTCAAGAAAGCCAAGACACTCTTCTTTCACCCAGAGGGACTAACAAAAGAAGCTTATGCCGAATACCCTCAGACAAAAGACAAAGGCATTTGGATGCCTAGTAGACCGACTCAAAGAGAAGCAAGTTCTCTGCTTGAATTGTCAGCGGACAGAAAAACAATCACTGTTTATTCAAACGTTTTTCGTGATCCAAGAGCATCAAGAGCACTAATCACAACATCAAAGTATCTTCCGGAACTAAACAACGCAAAAATTGAATATTTCAAAAGAGATGGTCAAGTTGAATTTCTTGGAACTTTGAAAGATGTGGTTGCAAAAGCAAAGACCATTCAAGGAAAATCTCCTTCATGGACAAGAGACAGAGAAAAGGAACAAGAGTTTCAATCATTCAAGTTCGAAGTTCTTGAAGAGATTAGTGATGTTGATTGGTTTCATGCTACTTCAATGAAGCATTTGAAATCAATTTTATCAACAGGATTGAAACCATCAAAGAGCGCAGCTCAAGGTGAAGGTTGGACACAACTCAATTTTGATTTACAAAATGCCGTATATCTCACAGCAGACAAAGAATATGCTGAGGATATTGCTGAAACTCTTCTTGCAAGATTTGATGTTCCCGGCGTCGTTCTAAGAATTAGAGGTTCAGCCCTAAAAGACTATTCAAGGATCGTTGTTGATGAAGATAGTTTGAGAAATGAAATCGATGGTTCTGTTTCTGGAGGCTATTTGATTTCGGACCTTCCTGACTTTATGACGTCTTTCCTTGACAAAATTGAGTCAATAGGTTATAAAGGAGTGATACCATCTTCAGACTTGAAGGTCGAAACAGTTGTTGCCACAGAACAGAAACCACAAGATTTTGTTGAAGATGAATGGAACCCGTGGGAACCAGAAGTTTTGCTTTATACTTGGGATGAATGGAAAAGTGAAATGAGACAAAATGGAATGCCAATGGAAAGTATTTCCAGTCGTCTGAAAAGAGTTTTGAAAGAGGCTCTTTTGAAAGAGCAAGATGCTCCTGAACCGGAGTTGAACATTCCCGAACCTCCCGCTGATGATGCCAGAGCAGATACTTCCGGAGATGCTGATATTGATGCAGAAGGTGGTCTTGACCTTGATGCTGGTGGAGGAGATACTTCTACTGGAGATTTAGGTGGTGAACCTGGCGTCGGAGAAGACGGTGAGTTAGATACCGAAGGCGGAGATGATATGGACTTCGGTGGAGGAATGTCCGGAGGATTTGGTGGCGGAGGCGGAGGCTTCGATTTTGGTGGCAGCGATGACGGAGGAGATTTTGGGGGTGAAGGTGAAGATGGTGCAGGAGAAGAAGCACCGGAAGAACCAGAAGAACCAACCGATCCAGTAGAGTTTGCTGTTGAAGAAGCAAAGAAAATGGCTGAAGAAAATCAAAACATTCAGCAAATACTTACAGTAGTGAAGTCAATCATCACAGATAGGTCAATAACACCTGAACAGTTGAATTCAATTGTTCAACAGCTTCAAAGTGAAAATGATATTGTTCTAAGTGCTGTATCAAATAGACTTCTAATGTTCGCAAAAGGTTTTTGAGGTAAAAAATGAGCAAGATAAAAATGAATGAAAATCAATTGAGAGGCTTGGTTCGTGAAAGCCTCAAGAAACGATTGCTGAACGAAAGTGCAACTCTTTCAGCAAAGCGTAAACTTACGTTGCTTGCAAAAGAGCATACGATGGACTTCGAGAAGAAGATTGTTGATACCTTGAACTTGGTTGATCCTGATACACTTGATGAGGCTCTTCAAAAGCAGTATGTAAGCGTCGTTGAAGAGATGCAATCAAGAGTCGTTTCAGCAGTTCAAGAGGCTGTTGCTAAATTGGCTACATTTCCTCGTGAAGATGATGGTTCTAAGGAAACGGCTAAAGTAATCAAAGCAACACCAGCTCAATCAACGATTCCAAGACCAGGCGGAAATATTCCAAAGGCATGAACCATGAACATCTTGAAAGAAGGTGGACATGCATTTCCGGAAGTCAACAGCACTGTTCCAAAACCATTACTTGACGTGAATATCTCAAATGCACTGAAACTTGCGGGTTTCGGTGGTTTGCGTTATGAGGTTGTTGGAAACAAGTTGAAAGACTTTTTTGGAGATATTGACATTGCTGTTGATGTAAAAGATTTGGCAAAATTTTTGAAAATCAAATCAACAGACAAGGACACCTTTTTTGAAGAGTTGAAAAAGTATTTGGATACAGTCTCAACTCCAACAAGAATAGTAAAAGGTTTGTCTCAAATCCATCTTCTTGTTCCTTTGATTGATAAATCTGGTAAGCAAATTTCTGCCTTTGATGCAGAAGGTAAACAAATCAAAGGTAAGCCTGGCTTAATTCAAATTGATGTTTTTATTGGAAATCTCGAATGGATGACAGGAATTAATTCTGGAGCTCCAGCAGATAGCAAGTTCAAAGCTTCATATCGAAACGTTTTGTTATATTGCATATTCAACAGTCTTGTTTTCCCAACAGGAAAAGAGAATGAGTTTGAACGATATGTAATGAACTTTCGTGATGGGTTCAGAAAAGACACAGTCATAAAACAAGTAACAAAGACAGGTAAGGAAAAGTTCGAGAAAATTTCTTCCAAACCAATCTCGGCAAACCCTGACAAGTTAGCTAACTTTCTTTTTGGTTCTTCTGTCAAATGGGAAGATATGCAATCTTTCGAAAAACTGAAAGCATTGTTCAATTCACCAAAGTTCAAATATCCACAGTTTCGAAAAGAAATAGCTGAGATGTTTTCAAAAGAAGTTTCCAAATTGCCTCAAGGAGTTCCAAATCTTCTTGAGCAAATGTCTGTATTTTCTGCAAGACCACAACGATGGAAAGTGTATTTTGATCTTGATGAAACTCTGAGTGACTATAGAGGTCAGTTGAAGAAAACTGGATTGAAACCGACAGACACAATTGGTTCTATTGAGTTTTGGGAAACAGCAGAAATGCTCCCAGGAGCCAAAGAACTATTTGAGTATGCTTCCAAGCACTATAAAGTTGAAGTCCTCACAGCGTCTCCTAAATCTGATGAAGCCCATGAAGGAAAGAAACGATGGGTTGCAAATAATCTTGGAGCAGGCATTCCCGTTCATATAACACGTTCCGGAAAAGAAAAAGCTGCATTTGCTTCAGCGAACTCAATACTTATTGATGATAAAAAAGAGAATGTTGTTGCTTTTCAAAAAGCGGGTGGCAGAGGCATTCTGGCAACTAATCCTCAACATGCACTCATGGAGCTAAAAAGTATGAAAAAGAAACTCACAAACGAAGGATTGGAAAAGATCATTCGAGATGTTCTTCAAGAGCAACTTGAAGAACGTTCATCAACAAGAGCAACACAAAAATATTGTTTTTCTGTCCTTGAAGACATGAAAGAATGCTTGCGTAAAGGCGACTGGGAGCAATGCAAGAAACTTTGTCAAGTTTTGGCAGAACGTTTGGAGATGGTTTGAATGGCAAAAATAACATCAAAACAATTAGAAAGTCTTGTAAGAAAGACTGTACGCGCAAAGCTTCATGAAGCAAAAGAAGACCCAACAAGTTCTTATATCAAGAAAGTTGACACCTTCATTTCCAAAACAATTGATGAAGCAAAAAAGCTCGCCGAAGAGGGCGAGCTTGAAGTTATGCCACCAGAAGGCAGAAGCTTTGACAAAGATTTGGCTGAAAGAAACAGAATTACTTTGACAAGAGCTGGTTTCTTGAAAAAATTGGTTTCCGGACTTAGTGCAAGTTGGGAACTTTTGAAGCGACAAATGTGAAATTACTCGACCATGTCGAGTAACCAAATATTTTCTTCCGTCTCCGTGGGAAGCCAAATCCAATCAAAAAACAAAACAAAACGTTCAATTTGATCAAGTGGCTGAATTTGAATAACCGTCGCTTCCAGCGCAGTTTCAATTGGTCCAATTAGTTTACCAATGTCTATTAGGATCATTGGTTCAACGTTATGAATGATAAGCTGTCCTTTATATTTTGAGAGAATATCAACAAATTTTTGAGCATTTTTGTTTACGAATTCATTCCGTTCATAAACATTATAAAACTTCTGTGCCCATTTAGCGTTCATCGGTTACATTCCAGAATTCTATCTGAACTTTCATAACGGATTTCGTCGAACCAGATACGCTCTTCATATCCTTGAACAAGAGGAATGAAACGAACCGAACGCCTAATCTTCAAAGCATCCGTCCCACGTTCAATGACACGACAACGACCTTCGGGCAAGTTTCCGTTTGGAATTCGAACAACTTCTCGTTCTTCAAACTCCATCTGATTGATTGCAATCTCGACATCATATACACGTTCCTTTCCATAAAACTCCACGATCAGTTGGTTTTCATGAACCTGAACTGATAGAGTTACTGGAAAATGAAACGGGTTTCTGAAACGAAAATCCTTGCTTCCATAGAAGACTGTTGCGTCATAGCCCGGATCGATGTATGACATGTATCTGGAATGAGGCGTAACCTCAACAAAATCCATGCCTGCTTCAAGCGCAGCAGCAAAGATTGTGGAAGCAACCTGGCACACCCCTCCACCAACACTTTCGCTCAACTCTCCTCGGAGGATTGCTGGAGCGTGGCGATAACCACGACGAAGCGTTCGAGGTCCAACAGTCTCATTGAAGGAGAAAACCTCTCCAGGCTGAATTGTAATTCCATCGATTGCCCGTGAAGCCCTTTGGATATTTCGTGCTCTGTTTCGATAACGACCCCAAAGACGAAACTCTGTGGTTCTTGAACCAATCAAAGTTTGTGCTTCATCAGCACTTGCCACGATGGCATTCTCGGTGTCCATCAATGCTTGAATGTCAGGAACGACTCCAAGCTGCAAAAACACAAAAAGAGTAATCATAGAATTAATCAATCCTTCGGAAGTTGAGAAAGAATCCCATCCAAGAAAGCGTTCGACCACCCATGTTGCGGGTCCTTTTGAGCGTTTATGTAGTCCGAGAACGACGGCGTTTTCCAAACGTTCGCGCACTTGAGCTTGTAAAGCTGCATCATCGGTCCGATGTTTGCCTTACGACGCTGTACTTCGAGTGCAAAACACTTTCGCTGCTCTGCATCCCCGAAATCCCAGCGCCATCCAAGCTTCTCATTCTCTTCGGCAATGTATGCCAAGAGGTCGTTGAAAAGCTCGTTCTGTTGGTGGACGAACTGACGATACTTTTCTGCCATTTCGAACGCGACCTTCTTCTGCCCGTCCGAAAGAACAACGGAAACGTCGTCGAGCTTTTCGAGGAGAATTACTTCCAAAAGAGCACGAGGCGACTTCAAAACGTTGTCGCGGATCTTATTGTAGGCAAGATATCCTGCCGACTTGATCTTCACACGATTGAAATTGTGGTCACAAACAACGACGCCTTCGAATGCCTTCGGGTCGCGATTGGACACGAAATCCATCAGTTCGGTGACGGAAGACAAGCGATGCGAAACAGGAGTTTCCACGCCAAGCATCGATGCATAGTCGTCCGGCAGAAACTCTTCCCCATAAACATTGTCGATGACAGACAGAAGCGTCACCTTGTAATCGTCGTAACGAACCACGACCTGATTTTCAGGAGTCGTAAGTTCGAAACAAAAGGTCAAGTCCGAAGCGACGGATTGCAACTTCACTTCTCGTTGCCCCGGAACGTTTGAAACGGGCAACACAACACGAATTTCATTCTGCTTTGCGGAGTCCTTCACCCCCGACTGACACGAGCTTTCTGCCAACGAATGCCAGAAAAGAGACGAGAAAGTCCAATCTCCGAACCCGTCGATCGGAAGGTCAGCGTTCGGAACCGAACGCGTTGCCACACACCACTTTTGCATCACGAAATCGAAGTAGAGGATGCAAAGCGTCCCATCCAACTTTTCGTAGATACGCGTTTCCTTGTGGTCGAAGTCTACCTTCGCAGCAGCTTCCTGACCATAGTTGAAGAAACGACGCATCGTACGTGCCATCACGAGGGTGTTTCCAACGATTTCATCCTGCGAAACCGTGCGGTGATCGGATGGAGTCAACACAAGTCCGCGACATTCCTGAGCAATCTCGTCGCTGTCGCGAGCCTCGATCTGGTCGTAGTTGAGCGAAAACTTGTGGTCTGCTACACGTGCGTAAACGCCGTGCTCGCGGGCAAGGTCGCTCAAGGAGTGCGTCAGGAGATATTCTTGAACCTTCATCATGCTTCCACTATAACACAGTTCGAAGCGATTTTCAACCAATATCCAGAAAAAGAAATGGGGGCTGTTGCCCCCATCCCCTCGGTTGTTTGTGTGTGAAATTTCAGGGTTTTTCAGTCGCAGCTCGAAGTGCGCGAAGCCTTCCAAAAGACCACGTCGTTCAAGCCCGTCCAAAAAACATCGACATACGAGCCATATCCCGCGGGGTGAAAGCTACGAAAGAAGGCTTCCTTCATCTTTTCGACGCTTTCCCACTTCGCCAGACCAGAATGAAAACATGCCGTCTTTTGTGGGCGACAAGGTGCCCCGTAGAATTCGGGGTTCTTCTGCACAAAGTCCTCGAAAGTGGAATATCCCGTTTTCTCAAGCTTTTTCCAAAGCTTCTCAGCGTCGTCGCAGAGCAAAACCTCTGAATGAAGCTCGACGTCTTGCGGGGACGGACGTGCCACCGTCTTCACAACGGTCATGGGGTCGCCTTCCTTCATGCCCTCCATGAATGCGTACGTGGTCATCAGTTGGACGTTGTAGAGGTAGTGCGTGATCATGCTTCTACAATAACATGGAATGCGTTGATTTTCAAGTAATATAAAATTGCCGGAAAAATCAAGTATTCGTCATGTAAACACTTGTCCCCTTTTGGGGACAATCCTCTGTTCCATTCTTGGATGGTATCATGTCGGATACCAAGGGCTTCCAAAAATCAAGCACAATCGCAGGGCAAACTTCCCATCCCTTTTTCCGAAATTTTGCGACTTCTTCGGTAATGGGTTCCCAATCTTTTTCCTCTTTTTTCCCCAAAAGGATTTGGATGTTCATCTTTGCGAAAGCGAAGGTTTCCTTATGAAGGACTTTCATAGCCACGACCGCATTCATTAGAAGAACATGAGATCCATCAAAATTCCATTCCGTAAGAACCTTTTGTTTTGTATTGTCAACAACTAGATACTTGTCCAATATAACAATAGGGCTATCCGGATCTACTTCAAGAAAAGAAATATTCTTCAATGAGAATTGAAAGAATTTTGCAATATCTCTTACGCCTCTGTTCAAATAAATAAATGTTGTTCCAAAAAACTCTTCATCACTCATGCCAGATGTGGTAATGAAAGCCCCTTTGAAAGCTGTAAAGTTCCACAATGATCCGGGAACAAAACGATCAAAAACATCCAGTTGACCAAGTTCCTCGTGACGCAAATGTTCGAAACTTCGAACAGAATATTCTTTCGTTTTAATTTGCATTAGACAGGATGATGCATGATTTCATCAGTTTGAAGGTTTTGAATGAAATTCTGAACGTAGTCTTCAAGGTTTACTTTTGGTTGCCAACTGAAGCATTTCTTCATGAGACTAATATCTGCAAGTGTCTCTTTTGCTTCGCCTGGTCTTGCTGGAACTCTAACAATCATTCCCTTGAACATTCTTGCAATCTCGTTGATTGAATAGTTTGTTCCTGTTCCAAGCTGATAAACTTCTCCAGTATGGTATCCCTTTGACAAAGCAAGGAGCCCTGAAACAATATCAGAAACGTGAGTAAAATCTCTTCGTTGTTCTCCATTGCCAGTTACCGTCAGGGGTTTGTTTTGCTTTGTGAGGTTTTCAAAAATGCCTATGAGGGTTGCATAGTCTCCACTTGCAGGTTGTCTGTTTCCGTAGACATTGAAGAAGCGTGCAACAACTGTTGAAACATCGAAGACCTCTGAATACATCTTGCAGGTTTGTTCACCTGTGTATTTTGCAAAAGCATATGGATTTAGGTTTACATCGCTAAAAGCCGTTGAGCTTCCTGCGTAAACAACCTTGGCTTTTCCTTTTGGTCTTGTCCTTGCGTATTCCAAGACACATGAAGTTCCGAATACATCAACTGACATGTATTCCAATGGGTCTTTGAATGAAGGCTGAATCCTGGCAAGCGCAGCAAGATGAAAAATTAGATCAAAATGTTCGTCTTCATACTTTTTTGTAACAGTCAACTTTCGGATATCATCAATCCAATAAGTTGCCTTATTGTTTCTGTTGTCTAAAGTAGATGAAGCAGAACAGAGGTTGTCAATGACATAAACTTCATTTCGCGGGTCTTTACAAAGTTCATCAACAAGATGAGATCCAACAAAACCCAAACCGCCTGTAACAAGTATTTTCATTCCTCTATTGTGCCATGATTTGAGGAAAATGTCAAGAGTTTGTATTTGTTTCAATTAACAAAAATTTGCTAAGATTATGATCAAAAACTATTTTTTCCTCATGATTTATAGAAATGCTTGTAGATTGTGAATTCCATATATGCTTTACGCAGAACAGAACATTCTTTTCTTCAATTTCACTCAAGCATTTCAAAATGACTCTTCTTCCCCTGTTGCTGTGTGAGGCTTTCTTAGAAAGAACAAGTGTCATTATTTCTATTGGTTCTTTCAAATACTTTACACCAGTTGAGACACAAATGCCTTTCAAGTATCGAAACTGTTCTTCATCTGTTATCTTCTTCCCTGTATTGTCTCGCCAATATTGGTAAGTGAAATAAAGGGAAGTTTTGAATGAAAGCAAATCCCCGGGTTCATATAGTTGCGGATTTGATATCAGCATCAACCCGTCTGTTTTGTCCATTCCCGTCATTTCATTCACCAACAAAGTTTAGGATTAGCAGAAGGATCCCAAAAGAGTTTCCCATTTTTTAGAGCTCGGGACCAAAGAAATCCAGATTGAAACCAATCCATCCAAACACAAATTTTCCCTGTAGTTTTCAGGTCCTTTGTTAGGACCACGAAGAAAAACAAGGGAACTTTATTTCCTTGCGGAGGGTCCATTACGAAATGAGAAAATTTTTCATTATCATCTTTCATTTCAAGAAAGACTAAATCAATCCGCTTTTCTTTGTGACCTTCAAAGTTCAACCTTTCAACATTGTCAAAATCTTCCAAATACTTGATTTCTATATTTGGAAGATAGAGAATGATACTTCTATCCTTATGACTTTCAAGTGTTAGAATGTCTCCCGGAGAGAAGAAATTGATTGCTCTTTTGTAAAGCTCTTTGTCCGGAGGATCAAAGTGAACAGGGTTTACACGTCTGTGAAAAGAATCCATTTTGCACCAGCTTCTTTTGCGAAACCATACTCTGGAAAGGTTTTCAATTTTTTGTTGTCGATTTCCAATAGATGTTTCTTGTGCATGAGTGTGTCAAACACAAACACGTCAGTTTCTTGTCCTCCGAACAAATGAATCTTGTGTTTTTTGAAACATTTCAGGTTCTTCAAATCTCTTTTACGATATTTCTTGTTTGGATTGTTGAGAAACTCTTCAACCTTATCAGCTTCTTTTCTTGTAATAGCTCCATCAATTTTCCAAAAGTATTCATCGTCGATCACGACTTCAATCTTTGAAACAAAGAAAGCTTTGTAATTCTTCGACTGATCCGTGTCATAGCAAAAGATCATATCTCCAATTTTTGGAAGAGATCGAAGATATTCTTTGACATACATTGTCATTCATTTTGCTCTTTTTGTAAGATCGAAGTTGTTTTTGATAAACTCAACGATTTTCTTTGGGTCTGCTTTTGAAGAGAAACAAATGTTTGGTCCATGCTTGTCAAGCATAACAACCGCAAAGTCATTGTCGATTTTTGACATACCTACGACTGTATTCAATCCACATTCTGTTGAGCCGCACTCAAAGAGACGTTGGGGTCTGATGCCTATTCTTTTATCGTAATCGGGCTTTAGAGGGCAGTGAAAATGAATGATGCAGTCTAGCTCCTTGAATTTTTGAAGGACGTGAAACTGGCTCCTAGCGCCAGCAGAAGCCTTCATAGAAGCTATTGGAGTGGTAACTGTCTGCATGTTATTTGCGAGATCAAACTCTACTTTGCAAAGGTCCGTCCCACCTGCTTTATTGTAGTTTTGTTTCCGACGAGAAGACCAAAGAACGTTTGAAGAGTTTGGATCTCTATAACCAAAATGTCCCACTGTTACATCATTGAATGCTTGATAGGCTCCAAGTTCAATGCAACTCTTTAGAACTTCTTGAAGAGTTTTTGGACTTTCTTCAATCTCTTTCAACTCTCCCTTATTCCAAGTGGTTCTTGTAAAGTGGGCAGATGAACGATTTAGAGCCATGTAAACAAGCTCTTTTAGAGAAGCCTCTCGGTCTTGAGAAAAAGCATACTCAGCAAGTTCAGGAGTTACAATCATGTTGTAACGAGTATGAATGTCATTTACAAAAACTAGGTTGCAAGAGTTTTTCTTTAGAAGCTTCAAACCAGCCTCAAACATTTCTTCTCTTGTAGATCCTGCTGTTGTCTTCCAAGCAACAAGAAAGATATCCTTTCGTTCTTTTCGGATTTTTGAAAGAACCTTTTCTGTCGGTTCGAGAATGATGGACTTCTTTCCCTCGGAAGTCTTTAGACGTGGAAGATGTTTTCCTGACTGAAAAGTTCCGTCATCAATAGATGCACGGAAGTCGCAAAAAGCGACGTTCAAGAAAACAATTGAAGGTTCCTTGTTTCCAAGAATATTTTCTTGAATCCAGTTTTCAACTTCTTCATTTGTTTCCCCAATGCATTCACTTGCCCACCGAGGTCCTGCCATCTTTGTAAGTCCAACATCATATGGATGTCCTGTAATGCTTACAATTTCAACAAGTTTCTTGGCAGTTGAACCATAAGCGGGTGCTGCAAGAGAAAGGTGTGGACGAATATGTTGAACCGTTCCTCCACCCAAAATGTAGACATGTCTTTTTTCCATACTTCATCCTAACACGTTGTTGATGGAATATCAAAGAATATAAAATAGAGTGTGAAAATTTTCGGCGTAAAGACTGGATTTACTAAAACTAAACTGGTAAGTTGCATTATTGAAATGATGTAAGAAAATGAAAATATCTTCTACATATCTTTCTACAATATCTTCTTCTATAACATCACCACCATAATAAAGGGTTGAAAGTTTTGCTTTACCTTCTCCATAGTAAATCATTGGGTCATGTTCTTCGAAAGGGTGAATCCCCCTCTGTAGAGCCACAGGATTTATAACGAATGGATTTGTTCGGTCTGTTATCGAGCTCAATGAAAGACCCGGAACAATATTTTCATTTACTGCCGTTCTGTACACAACCTGTCCTGGCTTTAGAGATAGAAGGAGCTTAGATACTTCTGTCATTTTGTAATCTTTCAAAAACAAAATCAAAAAGTTGTTTTTTGATTAGAGTAGTTGTTTCGTCCCTTTTACCGACCCAAACATTCAAGGTTGTTATGCTTCCTTTGTGATGACAAATCCCAGAAATAATCAAAGGAAAGTTTTGATCAAGTCTATAATCAATTGAGTTGAAATAAGATCCATGTCGTTGTAATGACGAAGTCGGCACAAAAATCATTCCTTGCTCCAAGCGATAAAAATGACCATGTTTGTCTTTCGGAAAAATTCCATAATGTTTAACATCATCAATTGATATGTCATACTTTACTTCAAAGGCTTCTCCATATGGAATCCAGCACGTCGGGTCTTTCAATGCAAATCCTTTCAAAGACAGGGATCTTGAATTAAGAAATATTTCATTTCTTGCTTCTCTTTTTCTTTTGACGAGAGGCTTCAAAGCGACTTGAACGATATTGGCTCTTTGCTCTATCAACAATAGAACGAGCTACAAGATGATCAAACTCATGTTGAAAGACTTGAGCGTTTCTTCCCGAAAGCTCTTCTTCGACAAAGTTTCCGTTTTCATCTTGCCAGGATGCATTTACTTTTGCCCACCTGCGAACCTCGAAGGCTTCGTTAGGAACAGAAAGACAACCTTCAACATGACGTTGAAGACCTTCATTCTTTTGAGGGATCATTTTTGGATTACAAACAAGAATCCAATTGCCGTTCTCTCTTTGAAAGATGAAAAGACGTTCTTCTAATCCAACTTGAGAAGCTGAAAGTCCGATTCCATTTGTTCGTTCACAAAGTTCTTGCATTTCCTTCTTGATATCAAGAAGAGCCTGATCGAACTTCTTTACATCTTTTGTGCATGGTCGAATGATTGAATAGTGTCTAATTTGCATTTGCCCTCAACTTACAATAACTGAAAACTGTGCAGTTTTCAACCAACCTTTTTCAAAAAGTGAGAAAGTCTAAATGACGGGATCTTGATTTCTGCCGCTTCATGATTGGCAAAATGCAAAACCGTTTCCTCTCGTTGATCGATTCCAACTTTTCTTTTAGACCTTCCTAAGTAAACAAACGCCTCTCCTTTTCGAGGAGAACGGTGATAGGAAAACCCATATGAATACTGATGAAACTGCAAATCCTTTTCAACCTCATAAAGAACTCCGACTTCGAGGTTGTCTGCATTTTCATCTTGGAGAAGAATCTCGGCATCATCAACGCATTTTTGATAAAATCCAATTAATGAACGCTCAAACAAGTCTTCTTTATCTTCAAAGTAATACTCTTTTGTATTTCCGTCAAAACTTTCACCTGAAAGAATGAAACCCTTTCTATTCCATTCAAGTGAAACAGAACAAAGTCCAAAATCACAACTTTGCAAAAACGTTTCATACCCATGGTTCCAGATTTCAAAATGAAGCATTGATTGTGGAATTCCTTTGTAGGTCTTCAACACTTTCGAAACAGTTCCAACAACATCACCAGGCTTGAGCATGTCGCCAACCTTTAGAGAGGTTTCGATTTCTCCGAAGATAAAAAATCTGCCAGAATTATTGCATTGAAGAATAACAGATTTTGTTTCATTCCACCATGGTGTCGGAGGAGTTGAATTTGGACCAGTAAACGTTTCAATCTTTCTTACGACTGCATCGGTTGCTGTAAGTTTGAACGTGGAGGGAAAAATTACTTCGGTTCCCTCTGGCATATAAATGTCGACACCAAGATGAATGTCATGTTTTCTTACAGCGCGAAATGTACCTTCCGGCACGGGCATAATGTGAGGAACATTTTCATCTTTTGAAAAGAGATTTGCCATTGTCACTCTTCTTGAAAAGGTTTTTATGAAACGAAAGTAATCCGTTTTCAAATGGAAATAGTGCAGCCTTCGCCGCAAAATTAAATCCATAAGGAAGCGGAAAGATATATTCACCAGCAACCAGAATTGCAAGGGAGATATAACTATATCTGAACTTATGCCCTTCGCAGTTGAGGAATGGATAAAATCCATCAGGAACACATCCGTATCGTTTTTCAATTTCCTTGAAAGTTGTCGACCACTTACAAGCAAGTTTTTTGTCTCGGTCTGTTCCTACACCGAGCGGACCGTCAGAAAAAAGCGGCTTCGTGCCTGTATAGCCTACATTTTTTCCACAAAGAGAAATCCATGTTTGTCCTTCATTGACTTCTGGAAAACTGTGTGTACTCATTGGAAGGATTGAACCGACAGTGGGCGCAACTGATCCTACCTTCAAAAGGTCTTCAACAATACTTATTTGTCCAAAAAATCGGGAAAAGGTCCACCAATGGTCAATGCTTAGAAGTAGCTGAAAACTCTCTTTGGGGTTTTCAAGGTCTTCATATTTCAACCAAACTCCTTCTTTATAGTTCGAGTCGGTGACAAGATCCCAAAACTTCATAGTTGATTTTCGAGGATAGTTTTCGAGAAACATCTTCAATCCTCGGTAACTTGCGTCACCTTGACATTCCAGTTTTTCGGAATCGGATTTTGCTTCATCGTCTGGTACATTCGCTCGACTGCGAAATCTGGCACGTTGTGCGTGTTGCGCCCAAGGATGGTGCTCAAGGGCTTTCGAAACTCAACAACTTCGACGTCGTATCCCAACTTCGTTGCCGTTTCATAATACCATTCCATATCACGAATTTTGACCATCGTGTTGTCCACGACGACCACGGGTTCCTTGTTCATCAAAGCCTTCTTGAACTTTGCTTGACAAACGTTGTGAGCGATCATCAACTTATCACCGTCCCACTTGTATTCTCCAGTCTTTTGATCGATGAAGAAGTCGTCAGCCGAACAAACAACGGCATTGGGATAGTTCTTTTTTGTCCAAGTGCTCTTGCCAGAACCAGAAGGTCCACGAAGGAAAATTGCCTTTGTCATACTTTTGCTTTCTTTGCTTGCTCTTTGAAATAGGTCTTGGCGATCGTACTTGCATTTATGGAAACGATTTTGTGTGCCTCAAGATATCCATTGTGGAATGGAACAATCTTTACATCTTTGAACTTGTGAAATCGCGGAAACAGAGTATATTTTTGCGTCCCGATGTGTCTATAATCTTCCAGTGCGATCCAACCACAAAGATAAAGAATGTCCAAGGACACAAAAATGTCCTTTAGAGGATGATCCGGAAATTCACCGAATGGAGCAAAATCGCGCTGGACGAGGTGCCAGGCGTGATTGCTGTCCCAAAAGAGATTTTGAATGCTCACAGTGGAAATGCGAGGAATGTTATCACAACCTTGATTGACCGTTACCTCGTACAAAGGTTCCTTTTCCTTTTCAAAATATTGAATAAGGATATCGGAACCAAGACCAGTAAGTGCTTTTTGAAACTTACATTGAAAGATTGTTTCGTCAGTCAATGAAAACATTCCATCTTCAACCGAAGAGAAAGGAATCTTTCCCTTTCCATGCTTTCCATCAGGCGTATAGCAACTAATAGAAAGTGTATCAGCGGTGTATCGAGAAATGTAAATCAAGGACCCTTTTGGAATATCGAAACTTCTGTCCCAAGTGTCCTTTATGCGGTTGCTTTCATGAAGTCCTTTTTCAAGTTCATCATACTTGGTGACACGCAAATCCATGTTTGCGACAAGAAAGTTACTTAGCAGTGCAAAAGGGTTCATGTTTTGTTCCTTATCTACCATACCAGAATAACACGAGGCGCAGGCATTTTCAAGAAAATAAATAAAGGCTCCCATTACAGGAGCCTTTATCTTGGCAAGGAGAAGGAGCCGAAATTCACCCGTGTCGCTGGAACGACTTCGCACGCTTCATCTGGCAAACAAGGTCACCAGATCGAATTGCACTCTTTGCATCACCACTCTCGGTGATAACCCACAAAACCTTTGCGCCCTTAACCATTCCAAGCTTCGGAGCATAACCATCCGTTAGGATTACGATGCCCGACCACTTTCCCTGGTTTTCCTGGCGGTTTACGAATCGAGCCACGGCATCGAAATCCGTTCCGCCACAGCGAGTACGCTTCGGCTTAGGTACTGGTCCGTTCTTTCGCCAAACCGTGTGAGACTTTTCGTCAACATCGGTGTCGAAATGAAAAACGTCCAACTGAGTTTCGCGAGAGAAAGAACCAAGCTCTCCAAAGAAAAGCTCAAGGTCATTATCACCAACCGATCCCGACTGGTCAATGAAACATGCGAAAGTTGCGACAGTCTTACGCTTCACGCCAGGGTGAGCATAAGGAACCTTCTTGTTAATTCGCTTGATCGTTGCCAAGCGGTCCGAGGTTCGGCAGCGTCCAAGGAAGTTCTTGACAATCGAACGCCAATCAACTTCATTCGAGAGCATCTTTCGAATGTATTCCTGCATTTCTGCGGGAACCGAGCCCCAATTGTTGGAACGGTCACACTTCTTGACAGCCTCGGAAACAAGCTCACGAATGCTTTCACGAAGCTGCTCTTCGATTTCAGCCGGTAGATCGCCCCATCCGGAATGGTCATCCATTTCTCCGATTCCGCCGAGGGCGATTTCAAGAGCTTCCTGTCCCTTGGACAGTTCGTCCTTCAAAACTTCCTTCAACTCCTCGAAGTAAAGGTCGGAAGCCTGCATTCCCTTTGCCTTGGCAATGTAGTCAGCCACCTTTTTTTCTGAGGGCTTACCCGTGGTCATGTCGAGCGGGCGCTGACCCGGAACGAGACAGACCTTCGGCAAACTATCCTTGCCGATAATCGAGTTGATTGCAAGGTCGGTTGCAATGTTCCAAAGCTTTGCCATGCGCTTATCACCGACACCTCGCGAGGTGATATGGTTGAAAACCAAGTGATAAAGCTCGTGCTTGATCACGCCAAGCTGGACTTCACGCGTCAAAGAACGCATGAAATCTGCGTTATATCCGAGAACGAAGGCAAGCTCCGTCCCATCACGCTGCACACCAACATATGCGGTCGGCATGGTGTTGTCGACGATTCGGTTGATACTGAGAGCCATCGTCGAAAGGAAAGGCTCCTGCATGAGGATGCTCACGAAAAGTCGCTGAAACTCCTCGTCATTCGGCTGCGCGTTGTATTGACGCAGCTTCATGATTGCTTCGTTTAGAATGGAACCTTGGTCGTTCGTCTTCGGTTCGTTCTTCTTCGGTGCCTCGTGGGCGGTGTGCTTGTCTACCATCAGTTTCTCCTTGTATTCCAAGGTACCCCAAACGGCATCGAATTTCAAGCAATACCAGGGAATATCTATAAATAGTTTAGTCAAAAACCTTTAGAAATTATTGATTTTCCTTGAAAAATCGACAAATTTCTGCTAATGGTATGGTATGCAACATTTTCCTCGAACCATGCCAATGCGTCCGTACAAAAGAACGCCTGCGAGGAAAAAGAATATTAGAAATGTACATAAAGTACACAAAAGAAAATCGCAGCATATAGATTCTTGGATCATTCCGGTATATGAAACCGGAAAGCAAGAATACCATGAATTCTGGGATAAAGATTGGGAACTTTATGGTTGTGACATGCCGGAGAATGTTGTCAAAGTAAAGAAGCCTTCTCATCTTAGGTTCCTCCCAAAAGACACAATAGTTTTCGTTGGTGAAGGACATGGAGACACCTTTTTTCAAGAAAAAAGAATTGTAAGTCCAATTCCAACATCCCTGAACCACAAAGGTTATGTAACCAAAAATCCAAACTGGAAAGAGTGGGATCGTCCTAACGATCTCAAAAGTTGGCTAAACAATCATTCATTTGATTTCTATTGGCACAACATCAGACCGCGCGAGATCGAGTTTCCGTTTGGGTATGTGATTTTTGAAAAGCCATCATTTGAGAGATATGTCCCAGCAGGTTTTATTGGGAAATATATGTTTGGTCATGGACCCGATTTTAGATTTCATTGGTCAACATGTTTTGTTGCAAGTGATGGCTTGCTTCCGATAGTTCAAGGTTTGAAATATGGAAAAAGTATCTATAGAAAAGAAATCAAGAAACTTAGGTTGAAGGTATGACCATTTTCTTTCTCATCGCAAGTATCATCACTGTTATTCTAAGTGTTCTATCTCATTGGAACCTTTCCAAAGGGAATAACAAACTTGTATACACTCTAAATCTATTCATTTATGCGATGTATTTCATCATCGAAACTACATTGGCTCTAAACAATCCAGAACAAATCGGAATCATTCTTTTCAACATTTTGAACGTTTGGGCGTTCATCATGGCAGCAAAAGGACTTTTGAGGCTTCGTAAGGAGAATAAGAAGTGAACATTCAGGAATTTAATTGGCTGATGGAGAACCTCAAAGAAGGAGATGTTCTTACTTTCAGAGAAATGAAGCAAGAAGGAATAGTCAGTCATCTTTTCCTATGTAAAAGATTTACAGAGGGATTTCAACCACGACTTGCGGACGTGATCCTCTCTCTTGAAAAGGGTCCAAGAAGTTTTATTGTTGTTGAGATTGGCAAGCATCCATTGGTAAACAAAGCCATTGTTATACTTGACTCAAACACCTTTCAGGAGTATTTAATTACTGAACGGTTGCTCAATCATTATAATTCCAATTCTTGCGTTTTCAGCCTAAACGGCAAAGACCTAATAATGGATAGTAATGAACATTGACCTTTACAATTGGTGCTTTGAAACCTTGAAGGCAGGCGACATTGTTTCGTTTTCTCAAAATGATGAAAGACCAAACAATTTTCGTGATTTAGTTTTGGAAACTAAACACGTAGGCACTTATCGCGATTTTAGTGTGGTGACCGTCCTCGACATTACAGATGAAATGACTTTTTACGTAGAAGATATTGAGGAAAAAAGAATTTATCTAAGAGAAATTTCAACATTTGAACAGTATTACATTTCGCAACGTGTTCTCGGATATTCAATAGATTGCAAAGTATTCCTCAATGGAATGTTGGTCATGAAAGTAAAACATCATGAATAACAAATTTGAAAGACTTGAAACTTTCCTTGAAGTTGGGGATGTTGTTGAGTTTGTAAACATTCATTATAGTCCAGAGATCGGAAATCAAGCACTTCGAGCTCTCTTCTTTACAAAAGAAATGAACGAAAACGCCGTGGGTCTGATAGAAAGGGTTCTCTTGTATGTTCAAGAAGTTGAACGTGGACCTGACCATCATATAACCTTTCGTGATCCAAGTGACCATTCCATCACTTTATTTGTCGGATGGATAGCTGATATGCTTCGTCATTGTAGGCGAGAGTTTGAAAAGCTCGATATAAACTACTTTGATTTTGACGTCTTTGTAAATGGAAAGAGATTTGTTTAGTGCTTACAACATACGATTTTACAAAACTCATTCACAAACTTCATCCGGGAGACATTCTAGAGTTTCATCTTCATGAGAATGGCAAATTTACCTTGGCTAAGGATCTTCTTGAGTCTCAGGTTGTTGTATATTTTACTTCTAGAAGCTTTGTTGTTTTGGAAAAGTTTCATTTCGACACTTCGTTTGTAGCAGCACTTATTGAAGTTGGAAACTACAAGAAAAGATTTATTCTTGATTATCAAGGATATGCGTCAGAAAACTTCTTTGGACTTTGCGACATTTACATCAACGGACTTTTGTGTTTTTCAATAGGAAAGTAGGATAATATGGATTTGAAAGATTTGAATTTGGAACCGACAACCCGCATTGAAACTTTTCCTATTTGGGAAGGTTCTACTGTTACGATCATGCAAGCAAAGTTCGGTCCGGGCATGCGTGTTGGAACAGCCCCAAAGGTTGTAAAAATTGACCCTCCAGCAGGAAAGAATTATGGACCTTTGCCTGAGGGTTGGTTTGTTCTTCCGGAAACTTCATGGATGAGACTAAGGGAAGAATTGCTAAAAGGAACAATTCCTCTCGAAATCATGCACGCAATCTACAAGCAAGCTTGGGAGTTTGAATACTACAAGACAAAATATGAAGACGGCACCCTGAAAGAGAGAGTATGATCTTTGAAGCCATCTTCGAGTTTCTTTGGCGATGGATCGTTCGAGCAATCATTATCTTTTCTGTTGTTCCTTTTATGACTTTGATTGTTGTCTTGTTCTATGATTCACTTTTTATAACAGTTATTCTTGCAAGTTTTTTGTATGCAATATGGGTTTCATGCCTTGAGTTTGATTATTGAGCTTTCAATACAGATAAAGGTATTGCTCTCAAAGTCATCATAATCATTTCTTTGTCAGCCTCTTCTCCACTTTGAAGATAAAGAAACTCACGCGCCGCCAACATCAAGTCCTGTTGTGTTTCAAGTTCTTGAGCAATGGAACGAAGGTGAGATAGAGTTGATTGCATCAACTCTTCTTTTTTTTGATACTCTTTCCCCATTGAAACTTTCTCACTCATATTCAACCTCTATTTCCTTCTGTTTGCTGTCTTTCTGTTTGATAACGATCAACAATACCGATTGCGGTTCTGATGTTCTCTGTCAAACTATTGTACTTTCCATATGCCTCAAGTGGGACGAACTTCGCTGAAGTTCTAAAAGTTCCCGCTTCAAAAGTATGATTGATATCTGTAATCGCATAGATGTTATCAATGCTTGTTCCTGTTTGAAAGTCAATGAAGAACTGTTGAGTGTATTCCAATAATGGACACCCATTCAAATCCAAAGTTCCTTCGCTTGGAATAACTGAAAGAGGCAGACCGCCTGGTTGTTCACCAGTTGGTTGTAATGGATCTGCCCTAAGAGAGCGCAACATGTTTACTGTGCTCAATTGAGCATTTTGTTGAGAAGACAGATTTGCTTTTATGACATTTGTGCCAGCAGCTCCATAAATGATATATGGAGTTGAACGATACAAAAAATTCTTGATTGCTGTTGGACCACCCTTTACAACATAGCGATCTATTGTGATTGTTTGTCCATCTGCACCAATGACACTTTCTTGAAGTTTCTCAAGAAGGTTGAAGTTGTCAGCAAGTTCCAAAACTCTGGAAGCTTGTTGAGCATTCTCTTGACTTACTTCTGTATCACCTTGAACAAGTGGTGAAGCTGGAATGGAGTTGATTTGGTCATTTCTTTGAGCTTCAAGAATTTGAGAGATGGTTGAATAAGGAGAACATGTTTTATCATAAACATGAATTCTCAAAACAGTTTGAGAGGAACCCTCATCTGGATCTGTTCCTTCTGTAAGTTGTACTCTTCTTGGAACGGCTTCAAGGAAAAACTCAACTTGAGGCATTCTAAACTCGCCACCAGTAACATCTTTCAACGCCTCCTCAATCAATTGGTTTTGAACAGGAGCGTCATTGATTGGTGATTGGTTTCTGTTGTTTGCAGCAACAACATCACGCCAAATCGGTGTGAGATTTTGTTGACGTCCTTGAATAAGTCCATATGAGATGGCAGCGGGATCATCAATGAGCGTTTCAGCCACAAATCTAAGGAAGTCACGAACGTTTACATTTCCAGCACGAGCTACATTTTCAAGACGATATCTTGTGTATTCTGTAGCAAAGAACTGTAAATCCACTTGGAATTCTCCAATGTTGATGGTTTTTGCAAAACCAGCTTTATCATTGAACGGATAAAAAATAAGTTGAACATCATCGAACTTTCCTGTTCGAGCCATTGGATCGCCCACAAAAGTAAGAAGAAGTTTTGCAAGAGAAACTGATGTAACATTTGTTCTTCCCAACTTCTGAAAGAGGTTGAAATACTCTCTTGCGTTTCTTCTTTGTTCTTCTGTAAGTCCTTGATTTCTCTCATCAATGAGGCGAGCACCTGAACGGGCACGACTTTCGCCAAGTTTCTCATAAAGTTCAAAAGGAATTCTAAGCATTGGATCTGGAGTCAATGCCATTTTGGTAATTTTTGAGTTGATGCTGTCAGTTACCGAGCGGCGCACCTGAGAACGTAGTCCAGAGTTGTCAACCTGATTTGATCTGTCGAGACTTCCAAAAACTCTTGTCAAAGCATCCAAAAGAGAAGAAGCATCTGGAGAAGATGACTGACTGAGTGATCTTCTTAGTTCTCGGGCTTCTTTCTTGAGTTCTGAACTGAGAATTAGTTGAGCTGCTTGGTCTTGTGCTAGATCCAAGAACTGTAAGCCACGGATTTCTCTTTGTGGCAAGTTTTCTGTTGTTCTGAAAACTCTCTGTCTAAGAGTTGAGATTGTTTCTGCAATATTTTGAAGGTCGCGGATTGGTCCGGACACTTCCCCTGCGGCAATGTTTTCACTTCTACTTTCGATACCACCTCTCATAGCAATCTTCAAAGTTACAACAACCTGTCCACTATCATCAAAAGTAAATGAAGAGTTTACAATTCCGTATTTTTCTTTCACACGCATTTCATTCAAAAGAACTGCATATGGATTGTCTGGACCCGAATTTGTGTTTGCATGAGGATGAGCATAGCCATACTCAATCAGGATTTCACTTCCTCCATATAAATCTGGCTTGATGAAATCTGCAAACTCTGACATTCTTGATCTGTCATGAATTACAAAAGAAAGTTCGCCAGACTTATATGACATAAGTCCAGTCGTTCCCTTAATTCCAACAGAAAAATTCTTTAGTGAAGCAGCAGGTGCAAACTTGTTCAAAACTGGAACTGCTCTAAGAGTTGTTGTGTCCTGATTATCAGGAGAAAAGTTCTGTTCATTTGCATTTATCAAAGTTTGTGGTGAAGTAAAAATCTCCATTCCTGTTTGAGTATAAACATCGGTTTCTCTATCTGGAGATATGAGAGAGCCTGTAACTCTATTTGCTTCTGCAAGCGAAGATAGAAGCCCTGATTGATCTGTTCTTTCTGCTCCAATCAAAAATCTAAGAAGAGATGTTGATTGCAATCTTCTTTGAGGTTCCGCTGCTGTTGGACCTCTTGGTTGAAAGAATTGAATGTTGAGAAATGGCGTTGCTAAACTCATTTCTGTTGCTGGAATTCCATTCAAAAAAATCACCAAAGGATTGACATTTTTTACGTTTGGTGTTGCCCTTCTGGAGTTTGAATAAACCACGGAAAGGGTCGGACTGTTCTTTGAAGGTGCCGAGAGAGTTTGGTTGATAAAATCTGCCGGGTTGTCTGAGTTTACATCAACTGGCGTTATCATTTCAACAATTGAAGCATATCGATTTGGGTCGTCATTTGCAAGCTGTTGAATTCTTTCCGGAATAAACTTCTCACTATCAGCAGACCCATAAAAGATAGTAAGTGCTCTTCGAAGGTTTCTTTCCTCTTCTTCACGACTCGCTCCCGGAATTGATTGAATCACTTCGTTAATTTTATTGAGCATGTCAATTGTTGCTGGCGCACCTTCAGCAGTGTTTACAATCAAATCAATGACTTCTTGAAGGTATTGAGGAACATTTCCGAAGTTGAATTCACTTGTACCAGTTTGATTTACTCCAGTTGTTTGGTCCAAAGCAATGTAGCCAGCAAGGTCACGGGCAGTGTATAACCCATAATACTTTGCTAACTTGTTTGATGCTTCGATTATTTTTCTACTGCTCACGTTTGAACCCCTTCGAGGTGGTGGTTGTGCTCTAATTGGTTATGTTCCACTCAAAGATACTAAATGGATACTCAAGATAATAATCGTCCAACATCTTCGAGGTTTGGTATGATTATCTCGGTTCCTGGCGGAGTTTGACAACTCCAACCGATTTTGGAAGCACCAGCCAAAATCCACCAAAGCTTTCCATCACCATAGATTTTGCCAGCTAAAATATCCAAACGTTCTCCTGCCTTCAAAAACGTTTTTTCATAACGAATACTTCCATTTTTTACACCGTCACTAATAATTCGACAAGCGTTTGATGTTCCATATTGGTAACCAAAGTTTAGAACAGGTGATCTTGCGTATCTCTTAATTGTCATGGAGGTGTTCCTCTTCTACGTTTTGAAAGTGCCAAACTTGCCTTCGCAGCACCAATCATTGATTGATACCTTTCAGAAGACCATGGTTCAGGCGACCCAGTCTTCTTTAGACCGTTCATAACATTTCCTATATTGTACACAGCGCCCTGCATAAATCCATCTGCATCTAGACCCGGATTAATTTCGAAGACCGGCACAAAGGTTATAGATATTCCAACGACCTTCGGTGCCCTGGAACCATAATCGATTTCCCATGTGCTGTTTCTTGTATCCAAATTCAAATCTGAAATCATGCCCGGAAGACCTTGACCTCGAACAGAAGCAAATGATCGAACAATCGGGTTTTCATTTCCAAAGAACCTGCTCATTGCTTCTTGTCTTTGGTTATTTCTTTCGCCGTCCACAGAAGGTGAAACATTTTGAGTTGCTTGAGAAGCAATGAACTCTGGACTCATTGAAAGACTAAATGGAGAAATGTAAAAGGTTGCCACAGCACCATCTGGTAAAGTGATACCAATCTTTAATTGATTTTCCAACAACTCCAATACTTCTGCGTCTGCAAATGATGGAAAAGAGTAAGAAGAAGTTTCATCAGAGACAACGGTTCCTCGCGTAACAATTCCCCTATCTCCAACATTCCATTCACCTCTTCTCATTCTTCCTTCAATTCTTTGATATTCTTGGTTATATCTTTCATTGTCAGGAAGATCAGTAGGTGGTGAACCGGGATTGAAATCTGCACTAGTTACACCAAACTGTCTTGCTAAATCAAAATCACTAAAGTTTGTTGTGATCAAATCTCCGACTCTCAAACGAATAAGCGGCGAAGCTCCAGGGATTTGAGAAAACGGTTGAATGAATTTTTCATTGCCACTTTCTAACAAACGTCCTCTTGTGTATTGAGGTTGCATCATGCTCAATAGTTTGTTGATTTTGAACCACATAAGATCAAAATCATTTTTTGAGGTAGCAACAACTTTGAATGACAGGGAAAGATTTCTATTGAAGTTCTTATGAGTAAGGATCTTTCCCATTCTTCCATAAGCTTCATTTTCAACAATATCTGCCCTGAAACTATCACTGATGTCTTCAATGAAGGCGTGGAATGAGATTATTTCATTTGTTCGTAAGTCATGAAAATAGAATGGAACATATGAAGCATCCAAATCGTTTTCAAACTGTTGAATGTCTTCCGCTTCAAGACGTCCGTTGTCTGTCAAAATAGCACTTGTTCCAAGTGAGTTTAGGGCACCAAGAACACCGTTCTCTCTTCCATTCGCAAAAAGGTCTGCACCGTTCACGATTGTATTTGGAATGAGAAACTTAGATGGTGTATTGTTAGCTGCCCAAGCAGTTCTTCCAGAACGAAATGAAACGTTGTCTGAAAGTCTATTTTTTGAAACAAGTTGTGCAAGGTTTGGAAAGCCTGGTTGTGCGGGGTCTTGGTCATCGATCGCGTCAATAACTGAATTCCCTCCAACTTGTTCCGCTGAAAGTGAGATATCTCCGATCGCTGCAATGATGTTGATGATCTTCGTTAGCTTACTTTCAAAAATGGTACTGTTAGCTTCTTCAAGTAGAGAAACCAATGATGTGGCAATGTCGTTTGCCAATCCAAGATCCGGAGATTGTTTGTCACCCGCCAATCGATCAATCACATTTTCTATTGAAACACCCGATCGGGAGAAAAGTTCACTAACGTTTCCAGCAAACGCTGGAAGACCCAATGCGATAATATCATTCGTGCTTCTAATAATTTCACGGAGAAGTGTAAGAAAGTATCCGGTTGATCTTGCAATTACTCCTGTTCCTGCAACAGTTGAAAGTGCATTGATGAGAGTTTGAGCAGGATTGTCTCCCGTGTTGAACATGATTTGAAAACCTCTATTGAGAGCATTTTCAAAATCAAACTCTGTTTTCAAAATGAATGGAACGATTTCTCCTGATCCATAATCCGTTGTTCTGTGTTGAGAGAATGAGGTCCATTCACCTTTTATTGGCAATCCACCATTTGAACGATCCTGTCCAACAGATTGACCAAGAGCAACGATTGGAAGTCGGAAAACTCTTTTGAAGACAGCAGCATAAGCTTTCAAAAGTCCGGTAACTGTCAAAGATAGAAGAGTCGCTGCTGCGCGTGCTGATGTTGGTGAAAGACCTTCGAAAGGAACGAGTGGGTTGTTGAAGGAACCATATGACAACATTCTGCCATTGCCAATGTCTATGTTTCCGCCTGTTGGTCTTTTGAAGTCATCACTTATCTGCTCAAGGATTTCCGTCCCTCCAAATCTACTTGTTGGAACTCTCATTCCAATTCTTGCTTGTCCGGGAACCAAAGATTGTGCCTTCGCCGCAATGCCTTGAAGAATATCATTTGGATCATCTGGAACGTAAAAGTCACCCGTTGAGTTCATCATCATCAACAATCCGATTGATTTGAGTGTCTCAATGTTTACTTTTCCGGGATCCTCTCCTTGAGGAACTGGCCAGTTCTGTGGAAGGTGAACACCAAGTGACCTATGAATAAAGAAAGAACCAACGTTACTTTCATTTTCTCTTAGTTTGGAATCGGGATTGATGAGCGGATCATTTGGATTGAAGTTTGAATTTCCTGCAATTCTTTGAACGATGGCAGATCCAAGTTTTGACTTGCCTCTTTCTTGTTCCGCATCTGCAAGAAGATTGTCCCAACTCTCCCCTGGAGTCGAGCTTTTGCCCTTCTTTACAGTTATCTCAATCGTTTTTGGACGCGAGAGATTTTCAAAAGAGCTGACAGCATCAGGAGAACTTTCACTCATTCTTTTGGTTTCATAGCCTGTCACTGAACCATCTGGATTGAATGGAACTGTTTCACCTTCGGGTGAATATGAGGAACCTTCCGAAACGCCTTCTACAACTTGAAACTTTGTTTTGAAACGATTATCTGTTGCGCCACTTTGCAAAGCAGATGCATGACTAACAAGTTCTTCTTTCACACCATCTTGTAAATCAGTTCTTTCAAATTCAGCTAAGTTATCAGTTTCTTCAACATCCAAAGCCATAGCAAATGTTGAAGTTCTAATTGCTCCACCAATTTTGTTCGTTCCAGAAAAGTTGTTATCATTTGCCATAGCAAATATAAGTATCGCTTTCTATGTTTTTGATTTCTTTCTTTGTTATATTGAAAGAAAATCCTGCATGTGTCAAAATAAGAGAATAAACCGACAGGAATAGTATGCAAAGAAGATTGAATAAAAAAACTTTGAAGTTTGGGAAAACCATGGAGAGAAATGGGGAAACATGGACAGCACCAAAATACTTCCGATTTCACTATGACTCTAGTGGCGCGGGTCCAAAGGTTCCAAATAATAAAAAACTTTGGTGGCGTCTACAATTAGATCCAGACACTATTCCAAATGTAAATCTGGATAAGGAAGTGGAGAAAATTCCACAGTACCTTCTTTTGAACTTCAAATCAAAGTGGGCAATAACTGCCACGTGTAGTCTTACAACAAATCAAACAACCAAGCTAAGTGATTTCAAATCTAGAAAATATCATATTGAAGAACCTGATTTCGAAATCTTCAAAAACTTTGGAAGAAAACTGAACTCTGCTGTAGGTTGTTCTCATGAAAGACTTTCATTCAAAATACCAGAAGTTGCAAACACAACAATGGATGCAGGTGCAAAGAAAATTGAAAAGTGTTTTGATTGGCAAAACACTCCTCCAACAGAGGACCTTCTGAAAAAATTCAGTTTAGTCCCTGGACCCGAATCGAGATGCATTATCGCAGAAAATAAGCTATACGTCATCCTGAACTACAAACCGAATGATACCTATTACAGGTTTGCTGGCAAACAAATGGTATTCAATTTGGATGTTCAAAACAGTCTAAAAAATAAAATGTCATATGCTTCATATGATTGGCCACGATCAGTTGTGAAAAACTTTCTTTCAAAGAAGATAAAAGAATTGGATTTTAGTGTTGAAAACCTGCCTGCCGAAGGCTCTTCCATCATTATTCAAATGGACTTACAGTCTCAAGAGTTGACTTTCAAAGCGAAGGATGAATTCCGTAAGTTTGGTGAAGAGATGGAACTTCTCTTTGAAGAGATGAAGGAATATAAGTATTCAAAGAAAACTCTAAAGAAAGTTCTTCAAAGAGCGAACTCTTTGAAATCCTTCTTTCATAGCTGGCAAGATAGAAATGATGCACTTCCTTGGAAGTGACATTTCTTGAAATTCCGTTCAAGTTCTGATATAGTGAACCAGATGCACTATTGGCTTACACATGAAGATAAACAATGGAAATGGTATCTTAGAACAGGGTTCGAGATACCAGATGGTTCTATTGTTAGAATAATCGATGGAAAGATCCATTCAAAAAGTCCATTGTGGGTCAACTCAAAAGTTCCATCAGTTTCAAACCACAACTTCAATTCTGTTATTTGGTTCAATGAACCACCATCAACTTTTCATGATCAATTCCTGATTGACACTTGGTCTTCTATGTTGAGAAGTCAAGTAAATTATTCTGGCAATGAAAAGATTGGATTCGTTATTCTTCCTGACAACTCTGTGCAGCTTTGCAGTGTTGAAGTTGATCATATCTTTCCAATCGAGTTTTCAGAAGACGTTGATATGATCAAAATTCATTCAAGGCAGCGCCGAATCAAACTTGGAAAGGAATCAATTAGAGTTGATGACATATTGTTCATTGACAATATGACGCTTTACAGCATTGTAAACAACATGGACTTTGTCGTAACAGCACAGAAAATTCCCGTTGCTCTTCTGAAACTTAGAAACGGTAAATCTTTGTTGGACTTTGTAAAGAAAGATCGTGTCAAAAATGACACAACTGAAGCTGAAGACAACCTACAGAAAGAATGGGAGGAGCTTGAAAGAAACGCCTGAACAAACGTTCAGTGTGTACTTTTGGACACACCTCCAAATGAGGGACATGAAATTGGCACAATAATTGCATGCCAATTTTCTCGCGATATCACAACCCAAAACCCCAACAAAATCAAGCACTTGAAGATTTTCAGGGCATTCCTTGAAAGTCTGGTGGTAACCTGTTATCTTAGAAGCATCGAGGGACAGGCACAGAGCCGCCCAAAACGACACAGGTTCAGGGAGAACAATACATGAAGATCAATGGTTTGAATTCGGGCATCGAGCTGACCACGAAGACGAACATTCTGGACATTGACGTTCCTGCTGCGATGGAGGTCAACATCCCCACGGGATTGAAGAACGTTGACCTTCTGATGGCTGGAGACGGCATCACGCCTTCGACCGTCACGATGGTGACTGGTGTTCCCGGTGGTGGAAAGAGCACGCTGATGTTTCAGCTTGCTGATGCGATCACTGGTTCGGGCAACGTTGCGCTCTACAATGGAAACGAGGAGAGTGTCTTGCAGATGCGCAAGACCACGAAGCGTCTCCGCTTGAAGCACGGTTTCATTCCGGCTTGCGAGACGGACGTTTTTCGCTTGGTTCACCTCCTGCGCAAGGTCGAGAAGGAAAATCCGGGCAAGACCGTTTTCCTGATTCAGGACTCGCTTCCGACTCTGGACGTTCCAAACTACGCCACGGACGAGAAGACCGGCGAACCTCTCTTGGAGAAGAAGGGACTCGGCAAGGACGGTTTCCCCATCTGGAAGAAGACTCGCGGTCGTCAGTTGTCGGAAGACAACGCTGTCGTGCGTTCGTCGGAAATCCTTTCGGGTTGGGCGAAGCAGTCCTTCAATGTGGCTTTCATGATCGGTCACGTCAACAAGTCCGGCGACTACGCTGGCAAGGGAAAGTTGAAGCACGTGATCGACGTTCACCTTCACTTGGAGTTTGACAAGGACCGTCGTTCCGATACGTACGGTGAACGTCTTCTCTCGGTCGAGAAGAACCGCTTCGGTGTTGCTGGTGTCTGTTTCCCCTTCGAGATCAGTGACCGAGGTGTCCGATTCTTGGAGAACAAGCCCTGACCTTCAAAGCAAAGGGACGAAAAGATAGAGTTTGAGTGAAAAGGCGACCTTCGGGTCGCCTTTCTTCGTTTGACTGTCGAACGCGGGTGATGCAGACTTGGGACAGGAACTATTCATGGCTCATGATTATCCATGAATTGAATGATATTCGGAATTGTTGCACAATCATGGTATGAACATTGACGAAAATATTAGGCTTGCTGAACAAGAACTCATGAAAGCCAAGAGAGTAGTTCTTGAACAGCAAAAAGAGCTCAAGCGTCTCAAGAAGATGAATGAAGGTTGGAAACTTCTTCTTGACGGTTTTGGTGAACTAGAAAGAGACGTTCCTCCACATGAAAATGTTCTCACGTTCATGACAGAAAAAAAGAGAAACTTCATGAAGGCACTTGGGCTATTTCTGACCTATGCAGAAGATGATGAGATCATTTACGTCATGAAAAGGCTATTTGCTGGTTACATGACACAGCGAAAACTTGAGGACGAATGATGGATTTTCACAAAATCAAAAAACTGATGGCAGAGAAGTTCAAGGAAGACCCTGATTTTGTTTATGGTTTTCCAACACTAGCTCAAGCTGGCGCTCTTGAAAATTGTAAGTGGTGGACTAAAAACTTTTCAAGAATTCAATCCGAAGGGTTTGGTGACTTTCTTTGTCTTTTGGCTGCTGGGTGGTGGACGCCAAAAAGTTACAATGCCTTGCATAGCACAGCAAAGAAATTTTCGGTTGAAAGCCTCGAACACGCTAAGTTCGCAGAACAAAATGGCAGGGGAATGATTCGTCCCACTGTCGCGCAAAGGTTCATCAAGAAAAACGACAAAAAAATAGTACAGTACGTTTATCCAGACGGTGCAATTGGACATTTTTACATCACGACGAAGCGTGATGCTTTTCACTACAACTATATCTGCTTTGAGGGTTTTGTTGAAACCCAAACAAAATTAGGAACAGAGTATATCTTCATGCCAACAAACGAATATCAAATTTTCATAAAACAACTTCAATCTCTTTTTCGAGAAATGCGTCTTTTGGATGAAAAATCTAGAAATGAGCGCAAAGGTGTCGAAACAGCAAACAGACTAAAGTCTCTTGTAAAGTTTGGAACGGAACAGGAGATTTTGCGTGATAGTCTAGAGCAAATTCAGACATTAATTCCTAAGTGCATTGAAGTCCTAAGTGCAGGCGAAGCCAACAAAAAAGACATCACTGAACTTTCAAACCTTATGAATTCCAGCTTGGCAACGATTCAAGAACTCACCAAAAATAGAGCCTTTTTTGGTGTCGAGCGCGAGGATACAAAGAGCCGAATTGATGAAGGAATTGTTAAGCGTTATCGGAAGAAAAAGGTCGAAGAAACCTCGGGAAATCCGGGGCGAAAAAAGTGAGCAATTCCGGGCACTTAGCATTACTTGAAATTCGGCATCCAACCTGCTAATATCAAGATATGCCCACTTGTGAGCGATGCGAGACGACGCAACTTGTCCGTGGAAAGCGATCACCTTTCCCTGGCGTATGCTTGTGTTGTTATCGCAACGTTCAGAACACGATCAACTCGAACAACAAGCGTGCCCGGAGGCACGGAGTATATGGACGCCTTCGAACTTATGATTGGTTTTGTCTGCTTTCTTCAAGCAACTGGTCTTGCGTCGCGTGTGGGGCTCGTCATGGTTCTGTGAAGAACGGACGAGTAATTAGGCTAACGTTGGATCATATCCACCCAATGTCAAAGGGTGGGATGAATATCTCCTTGAACACTCAGCCTCTTTGCCACGCGTGCCACACACAAAAGGATGGTGACCCCGATCTTTTGCCTTGGGACCGTGAAACGGTTTTGGAGTATCGACGACGGAAAGCGAAGGGTCAAGCTTTCTTTCACCAACTAATGAACACCTACGCAGGATCAGGCAATCCACTCTTTTTCAGGGAAATGAGAGCAAAGTTTCAGACTCTTGTTGAGTCGGGACAGGAAGATTGTACTTTCGGAGAGTTTCTAATCGAACAGTTTTTGTTCATGTACGCAGAAGATAGGTATAAGAAATGAATAAGAAGACGGCAAAGATTGCGGTGCTAGAAAAGGAGTTGTCCCCGGAAGACACTTTTCTTCCCGGTGAGATTTTCTACCTTGCGGACAAGGTATTCATTGCTCATCCGATTTATGAGTACATGCCGCTGGACCTGAGCGCCGCCAAGCGGCTTTCGATGTTCTCTTGGACAAAGAACAACGACACGAATATTTTTGTGGCACGACCGCAAACATATGCGTCAACCCATTTCGCAACAATGACTCCTCCGCATGGGAGTTTCATGTTCATGCGATATCAGATTTTGAAACTTTCTCCTGAGCTTCAAAAGGTGATTTCAAACACCTTGGTGAAGATGAAGTCTCAAAAGAAGCGATTTGCAGGAGTCTTCGGAATCTCCGCCTATTCAACGTACTTTGACAAGTACATGTTCTTTCCTTCCTTTATCTCTGCGCAGGAAGAGAATGGAAAGTTCACAAAGATTACGACTTTTGAGCAGCGCGACAATCTCGTACCCGCGTTGTATCCAAACATCATGCCAGTAAAGTACATGCCTGAAAAGCCTGTGGTAGTTGAAGAGGTTGAAGAAGTCGAAAGTTGAGCATGGCAAAAAACTATAAGGCTCGTTGGGTAAAGCGTCCGTCCGGTCCACGCGAAGAAGTCGTGGTTGGGACCGGACGCTTTTTGTCGTCTTTCGACTTCAAAAGTCTTGTCAAGAAGCAACATTCTTTTCAAGAAGGTCAAAGAGTGGAGTTTGGTTCGGTTGCTGTATCAGCCGACGGTGGTTATGCTCGGGTTCTAAAAACTTCATGTTGGATTCCTTTGAAAGAGTTTTGTGACGTTTCAATCAATTCAAAGGAATTCCTTGAGGCGCAGAAAAATTTTGATGAAAAGATTGCATTGAATCTCGGTCAACAGTCTGCTACACTTATTACAGTGAGGGCAGACACCAAGCCACCAAAACAAAAACAACAAAAACTAAACCCCAAACTTGATCCAACGCAGGACAAGAGGAAAAATATGGACAAGAAAGAACTAAAGACACTAATCACTGACCTAGGCAAAACACACATCGGAGAGGAGATTGAAGTTAGTTTCCGATCTAACTCGTCTCGTACTTCTGGAAAGTATCGACTTCTGGAAGTAAAGCGAGGAAAGGGAAAGGGAGCTTCAATGATCGCGCGGGTTGAAGACGTCTCTTCCGGACATACAATGTCCTTTGGCACTCCAAACAGTGATGAAATCTTGAACGTCAAGTGGACGGAAAACAACGAAATCAAGATGCTCGGCTATGCGGATGAAAGCTCGGTGCCAACAGAGTTTTCGCATGACGCGCAGAATGCAGAAGCTCTCAAGGAAACCTTCCTTTCTTTGATTGGAAAGAGCAACATTCAAGTGAATGTTACCTCGAATGAGGCTTCATTTGCGGGAATGCACACTTTGCTTTCAGCAAAGAAGATGGCTGGTCGTTTTGGACAGATCAAGCTTGAGCTTGAACGAGAAGATGGTTCCAAGTTTGAAATTTGGTCCTATCGTCACAGCGGGATTGTTCAGTCAGTCAACTGAACAATATTTGAACAAACTTCAAAGGGCTCCTCAATGGAGCCCTTTGCAATTGCAGCACAGAATAAACTGTATGAGTTTCAGAAAAACCTTTGTTGAAAGTAACAACATCCAGGCTATCGAATATGATAGCTTTATGGAAAATCTCACAGTGTTTTTCAAAAATGGAGCCGTGTATGATTACGTTGGTGTCCCGAGCGAAACAGCAGATGAATTCCTTTCAGCTCCTTCAAAGAGTTGGTATTTGAAAAACAGGATTGTTCCGTTCTATGACCACATGAAGAAAGAGAACAAGAAATGAAAACAAGAGTTCTAAAAAGAGACATAGCAAGAGTGCTGACTGATTATCAGGATCTTGCAAATAGATTTTTTACAAACAAACTTCTAAGACCATCAACAATTGATGAAATCAAAGTTCTTCTTGAACATAGACGGGCTCATTGCTTGATGACAGAAACAAATCCAGCTTATCAACTTCCCATTCTTGTATCTATTGAACCAACTCATAATACAGTTCTAATCGATCTTGATCTTTCAAATGCACTTATTCTTGACGAGTATGCTTGAAATATTCGTCAAAATGTGCGATGATGGATACATCGCTGGTTGTCCATGAAGACAACTTCTCAACAAACAAAAAATAGGAAAATACTTTTGACTGATAAGATTGAAATTAAGGGTCGCGTTACCTCGTGTAATCGCGGAATTTATGTAGTTGAATTCAAGGGAAAGGATGGTAAGCCTCAACAAATCAAAGCCAAACTTTCAGGCAAGATTCACTACAACAAAATCAATGTCTATGAGAATGATACCGTTACTGTTGAAGTAAGTCCGTACGACACTTCAAGCGGCATCATCACTTTCCGTCATCTTGAGAAGAAGGGACGTTCTAATGAAGCGTATGAAGACTGAACATAAAGCCATCTTTATGGCTTTGGCTATCTCTTTTGCACTTCATCTTTCTTTTTGCGCTTCAACAGCAGAAGGTCAGGAACCTTCTGTAAGCATTGCTCCATATTGTGAGCCTGCTCCGTTGGAAGCAGTCGAAAAGGTTTTGAACCGACTAACTCTCCGTTGGAATGATGGGTCTTTTATGACCCGAAACGGAAATCCTGTTTACGTTTCTTGGTGTCGAAATACACCTCATGGATGCGAGCGTACTGTTCGCAGATATGTAAATATCATTTGGAATGAAGCACGAGCAAATGGAATTTCTCCATGGCTTGTACTTGCTCAAGCATATCATGAAAGTCGTTTCAATGCATATGCTGAATCAGAGATTGGAACAAGAGGTATTCTGCAACTTCATCCACGTTCTCCTCACGGACGTTCTGTGCGCTTTGTAAGAGATCGAAGATTCCGTGAGCAGTTTTGTAGAGATAGACTCGGACACTGTCAAGGTCAGGTTATTCGAACAAGTGTCAGTCTTCTTCGACGTTCTCTTGAACGTTGTGGAAACATCGACAAGGCTTTGAATATGTACGCTTCGGGAAGTTGTGACCATGGATACGATTATTCGAGGCGAGTAATCGGATACTATCAAGACTTTCTTTGGAATGGATGATGTTATCGAATTTTCAGATGACATTTGAACAGTTTCAAGATTTACCGAAACTTGAACAGAAGCATGTCGTCCTTGGAACTCTATTCATATTCAGAGTTTTTTATGACTTTGGTCTTTGTATCATTGAAGAAGTGGACGACGAGGAAGTTTCTTTTCGTATTATTGCAAAAAGCAAACGCTTTTCTTTGGATGTTGATTCGCACCAGAAACTTTCAATTCCAAGGTTTCTAAAACCAGCAACACCTTTACTTGGCGCAACAACCGCAATTAGCGAAATGCGACTTTATGCAGAATCTTGAGATTCCCAATGATTGAAGAAATGTGGCATCAAGGAAGATCCGTGGAGAATGTAAGCGACATTCAATGCGGGTCTTTTCTAATTTATCATGATCAATTTGATCTTCAAGTCTCTGACCGATTTGCTCTATTCGTTATCATCTCACTGTTTGAGGAGTCAACAAGACTGAACAGAAAGGACATTCTTTGTTCAATTCAAAGAATATCCACGCAACCAGATTGGTTTGATGTATTTCCAGAAAAGCACTATTTGAATTGTTCAAACTTATGTTCCAGTGTGTTTTGGAAAATTTACGGGATGTGACATGGAATTTGAAATGACAGACGAAAAGTTTTATGAACTTACAGAACACTCAGATTTCGAATCTGGTGACATGTTCATTGAAAGAATTTCGCCTGATTCTCATAAACATGAAGTCTCATTTGCTTTGTGGTTATTGATTATTGAAAATCCGGAAAGAGTACAACTCATGCTTCTCGGAAAGACAAAAAGCTATGATGAACGAGTGGAGCTTGGAGCAAAACTTTTCTATTCGAGAGAATTACTCGCTTGGTCCCGATGCCACCGTTTTTTGAGAAAGATTTGTTGAATGGGATTCGAAATGACGGATGAAGAGTTCTTCAAACTTCCAGAACTCACAAAGGTTATGGAAGTTGGGGACATTATTATTCAAAGGTGGGTTCCGCCAAAAGGACATAACCTCAAAACGTTATTTAGTTTTTGGTTGGTAATGAACAATCCAAATCCAGAAAGATTTGATCTTATTCTTTTGGCAAGATCAGATGACTACTATTCCAAAAAAGATACTGGACTTGTTCCCGGACATTGCGTCTCTTATAAAAGAGAAGCTTTTGCTATAGCTTATAAAAACTATGCAAATGATTTGAGAAGAGTTTTCTAAGGTCAGCTATGATCATTGAAATGACAGATGAGAAGTTTTGCCAACTTGAACAAATATCTCCAATGGTTCCTTTGTCTGTTGGAGATATTCTCGTTGAAAGATCGTATACGCAAGATGAGGATAAAGAAGCATCATTTTCTTTTTGGTTAGTTTCTGACAATTCGGACCCTGTCCGTATTTTTCTTACATGCATTGGAGTAACCGAAAACTTTGCTCCCCATCTCATTGTAGGAATGGAATTTTACCTCTTTAGAGCGAAAAACACATCAGAAACTAGTTTGAGAAAACTATGTTGACAAACTTCCAAATGACACATGAACAGTTTGAAGAGTTGCCATTTGTTCAGTTGGATGATGTCAAACTTGGAACTCTTTTTATTTTTAGATTTTTCAATGATTTTGGTCTTTGTGTTATTGAGGAAATAGAAGATGAAGAATTGACTTTCCGAATTATAGGAATAACAAAACGTTGCATTTTGAAACTCGATGAAAGTCATAAAATTGTAATTGAAAATTTCTTACGGCACGAGGCGCGGGGAGCTGAACAAGAGAAACCATCGGCTGCTATTCGCTTATATGCGAAAGCTTGAAATTTGTCCAAAATCCTGTTATGATGAAGCATGGATGACAAGATTTACATTTTCCTTGACATTGATGGAGTTTTGAACTCTCAAGCAAACCTCAAGGATTTTGACAGGGGTGGGACGGAAGTCGAGAATGTTTCTTCGTTCTTTATGACCTTTCATGTTGAACATTTGAATGAAATCATCCGAGGACTTGGTGGACCAAATAAAGTTTTGGTAATCTTGTCAGCAACAATGAGGAACTATCACTCTTTAGAGGTTCTTCAATCTGCTTTAGAAATGAAAGGTTTCATTGGTAAGCTTGTTGGGAAAACTGGACCGAATGTAAGAAGTGGAAAAGAAGGTGAACCTTTTCCAAGAGCAGTTGAAATCCAAACCTTCCTTGATGAAAATCCTCATGTAAAAAACTTTCTCATTCTTGATGATGCAGAAATGAATGAAGAACTCACAAAGTTTGCGGTACGAACCTCCTTTCAAAAAGTCGGGGGAGGATTGAGAGAACATCATGTCAGGCTCGCAATACATAAGTGTTCCTGAAATTCCTTGTCGTTTTCCTTATTTTGAGCGGAAAGACAAGCTCATAAAGAACTGGAAAATTGGTGACATGTTCTTTGCGGAACATTTGAAGAGTTTTGTTCTCTTCTTAGTTCTTGAAGAAGACGAAGAAAACTTTTACATTTATCCAATTGGATCAACTAACGGAAAATGTCCGGACACATGGGGATATGGTTCGTGGCAGACCACAATAAACAAAGGTGATCAACCACGTGGATTGTACTTTGTTACTTGAAAGAGAAAATTATGCATCCTGTCTCAATCTACAAAATTGAAAAAATGCGAAGTCTTTGGCTTGAAAAATTGCCATTGATTGCACCACTTTACAACGCACCAAACAGACATTATCATAACTGGCTTCATATCGAGAAATGCTTTGCTCTCACAGATCGACTTAGCATTTCTGATGTTGAAAAGGAGCTTTTCAAACTTGCTTTCTTGTATCATGATGCAATCTACATTCCGGGAATGGAAAGTGAGAAACTTTCTGCGGAGCTTTTGAGAACTCATCTAAATGATGAACTTCGAAACTCGCCAGGAAAAATTCAGGGCGGCACATTTTCTCCATTTGGTTGTCTGCATTTGATTTACCTAAAAGGTTCTGAAAATACGGTAAGTTCTCATTATTCAAATGAAGAGATTGCTCGTTGGAATGCGTTGAAATCTTTGTTTGATGACGTTGATTATGCAATCATGGGATCGGATTGGGGAGAATACTCTCGATACGTTGAAAACGTAAAGAAAGAGTATCTCTATTGGACTGATGAAAAAACCTTTTGGAAAGGTCGGCGTGCCTTTCTTGAGGGACTGAAACGAAAGCCTCTTATATTTGAGAATGCACACTCTTCTTACATTTTCGAAGAGTTTGAGAAGAAGGCTCGAAAGAACATCGAAGATGAAATTGCAATGCTTCATCCAGTTGAAAATGTTTGAGTAGTGAGATTGATATGCCTTATAGAGAAACAAATCTAACACCACCACCTCCATCAAAGCCTTATAGAACTTTCAATGTTGAACTTCCTTGGTATCGTTTTGGAAGACCATACTCAAGAGAGTTGATAACAATGGTCCCTTATGTAAGAGCCAATGGAAAAGACAAAGGTTGGGTTGCGGACAAAACAGTAATCAAGTATTGTCGGTCTTGGGAAATCTACAGCCACGCAGGAACCTTTTATGAGTTTCAGTTGATGAACGGATTTTTTTCAATTTTCTCTTATCAAGAGAGGACAAAACACGTTTTGGACACTCATCTTGAATGGGGCTTTGTTCATCTTTGGACAGGACCAGATTTTGGTTCTGTGAAATATAAAGTGCAACCCTATGGCGGAGGAAAGTTTTTGAAGCAAGGAAAGTCTTCTCCTTTGATTGAGGTTCAGCCACACACAACTCAAGTCGAACTTTTGATTGGATTTGGACCAGACAGATTTCATGATAGAAACATTCGTTTGGTTGAGGAAGGGACTCTTGCTGAAGAAATAGCAAGTGGTGCATGGAATCCTCCTCGAACACCTCCACAAGTGAGTTTGAAACCAGAAGTTTGTTGAACTGCAACCAGTCTTCTAATTGGTTATGTTCCATTAGTTCAAAATACTTATAGTTCAACCAATTCATTCCAAACAAAATAAATAAACTATGCCGTATGTCTTCAACAACATACGGCATAAAATATTTGGGCTCCAAGAAAAAGATCATTCCTTTCATTGAGGAGATTGTTTCAAAACTCCCAACTCACGAAAAGACGATGATTGATGTTTTTACAGGAACAACAAGAGTTGCGCAGGCATTTAGGCAACTAGACTACAAAGTTACGACAAGTGACTTGAGTTATGCTTCACAATGCTTCTCCGCCTTGTTCATTGAACATCCAAATCCAAAATGTTTGAAAAAGTGGATTCAGCATCTAAACTCAATACCTCCTTGCGAGGATTGGATTACAAAAAACTATTGTGATGTAAAATCCTCAAATGGTAGGAACATTCGAGTTTGGAAACCTAAGAATGGCAAGAAGGCAGATGCTATTCGAAATGAAATTGAACGACTGTATAACGATCTTGAGATATCCTTACTTGACAAGAGAGCATTGATTGCTTGCCTTATTCTCGCTTTGGACAAGGTAGATAATACCGTTGGTGTGCAGCAGTCCTATCTCACAGAATGGAAAGCTCAAAGGGCAGACCATGACCTAAAACTGGTCCTAGAAGGCTCGATAGAAAATGAAACGGGGGAACACATCAGAGGAAGTTCGCAGGATATCCAATATCCTCCTGCTTCGATTGCCTATCTTGACCCTCCATACACAAGTCACAACTACGGTTCCTATTACCACATTTGGGACAGCATAGTTCTTTGGGACAAACCGGAAGTTGGTCTTTCAACAAATCGAAGAAAAGATAGAATTTTTTCTGCTGATGGTCATGATGAAGAGTTTGTTTCGCCATGGTATTCACCAAAAGAATGCAAGGACGCTCTGAAGGTTTTGATTGAAAGACTTCCTGTCAAGTTCATCCTACTTTCATATAACAATGAAGGCATTTTGAGTGAAGAAGACCTGCGAACAACTCTATTCAATCACGGTTCAATCAAAACATTTTGGTTCAATGAAGTGAAATATCAACGAAACATCATGGCAAAAATTGGACGAGGAGCGGTCGAAGATTGGGATAAGAAATACAATAAAGAGTTTGTAATTGTGATTGAGAAGAAAAATGCCGTGTGATATCCTAACATTATGTTAGTTTACAACTTCTCAACAAAAACCATCGAATCACTTACACCTTCGCAGTTAGAAAAGGTTATTCAAAAGTTCAAATGGATAAGTTCTGATATTGAGGTTGCGCAAATTCTGGAACACCATAAGCCTGATGTGTTTTCAATAAGAAATTTGAAGAGACAGGTAACCATACCAGCAAGTAATCAAACTATATCTCAGCAGAGTCAACACGCTCAGGAAATTCGAGATAAACATTACAATAGTTTCAAACTTGGTTTGGTGATCAAAAAGAACATAAAGTACAAGCATCGATACATGCTTTACAGCAGGTATGCACCAAGTGACCTCAATAGACTCAAACCAACATTTATCATGTGGAATATTCCAGGAACTTTCCAGATCATCCCTGTCAAGATTGATATAAAGTTTGAGAAAATTGAAAAGAGGGAAAAAGACGTCGACCAAGGTACTCTTGACAATTGGGAACATTTCAAAGAGAATGCAACCTTTTTGTATAATGGAAAATCTCGGGGATTATATGAGAAAAAAGAAGGAAGAGTTTCGAAACTGAGAAATTCAATCACAAAAGGTGATGTTGTAATTGTCACTGAACCAGAACTACATCTCACTAATGGTGGACCGCCTTCGAAGTTCAAGTATCATGACAACATTGAATTGTTGAAAACAAAAGACAATGAAGTTGTAACCTTTCAATACATCGAACAAGTGCCAGATTGGCAGACTTCAAAAGAAATTCTCGGATTTGCGGGAGATGTTCAAATAATTTGTAGTTCATCAAAACAACGTCTTCCTGATAATACAAAAAATACAATCTATCTTGCTGGTTGGCTCCATGTTCTTGCGGGAGGAACACATGGATGGATGAAAATCACACAAAAATCCATGAAATCTCTTGAGGATGACTTCATAAAAGAAAGTGATCCAAGATGGAATGAAATGGTGAAATGAACTATTTAGTCCTGACCTTTGGGGTCAGGAGAAAAGTTCATGCCAACATATCAAGTAACACAATCAAAAGTAACAACAAATGAATGTCCTTTAGTTTTCCAAACAGGAACAGGGAAAGCATTCAACGGACAAACAATCACATATGAATTTGATGTAATTCCACCAAACACACTAAGAGACGTAGCAGATAAAATTACTGGAACCACTGGAGAAGAATGGATATTGGTTGAAAGCGACATTAATCAATGTATTACGCACATGGATTTTAAATCACCGTTCAGTTGGAGTGTTTTGCCCTCCGCCGGAGCTGTAACTAAAACGCATTATCCATCTCCATTATTGAAGAATTCTAGCTATCCAAATATTGTTACAAGTGCCTCTTATCTTAAAATGACAAGTATTGGAGGCAGAATTAAAGGTAGCGCAGCCCTTGCAACATTTCCTACAGTAGTCAATGGTGCAGCAACCTTTTCCATATTGGCACAAAAGGAAAATGATGACAGTATCATTGGTATTCATTTGACTGATTATGACAATGGTGATGATTTTGATATCAAGGTCGGTCTTGTTCCTGCAACAGGTCACCTTGAACTAAAATCTGCAACAAATTGTAATGACGGAGACATTCCTTTTGCTTCCGGTTCATATCTCTTCAGAGATGAAGATGATGTCGATTGGTATTACTTCTGGTTTAGATTCAATCCAAATGTAGATTTGAACTCACTTGGAGAAGTTATCATTTATCCAGTTGCAACAACAGGATCAGTTCAAAATCCTTGGGGAGGACAAGAAGCAGTGAACCGTGCTGTTGTTTTGGCTCATCCACAACTTGTATGTCTGAATGATTCAGACAGCTATGCTTACCCTGGAACAATTTCTGTTTTCCCATCGTCTTCTAACAAACCAAGAGACATTGTGAAGCCAGATTTTACTCCTGCAATTGAGGGAACAAGAATTACTCTAAAGTGTATTCCTTCATATTCAAGCTCTCTTCCAAACAGAGATTTGCCTCTAATAAACTATGATTTTTATCCATATGGTCTAGAACTTACTTCAAGTGTAAGTCCGGGAAATAGAGATTTCCAGTTTGGAACTTATTCTCCATCAATTAGAACATCAACAGGAGTTCACAAAGCTTCTTTCAATGTTTCTTGGCAAGCCGGTGAAAAGTTACAAATGGAAATAGACTGGACAAATAGTGTTGTTTCTTGGAGTCAATCTTCTGGATATCAAAATACTTGGGCATTTACAGGAAACTGGACTGCTGCTTCAAATAAGAGCTTTACTTTGGGCACTAGTGGTTCAAGTAAGCAAGCATTTGATGGACTTTTGTGCATCAAGTCTGATTCTTGAATAATAAATTTTGAAATAAAGGTTGGGGATTGTTTGATCCCCAACCTTTTTCAATTGATTGATATTGTTTCTCGTGCTATCATGAAGACATGACAGAACGTACACCGAAGAAGTTTGTTGGACTACATAGCCATTCATGCCTTTCAATTGGCGATGCTATTGGTCTTCCACAAGACCACATTGATTTTGCAATCGAAAATGGAGCAGATGCACTTGCGTTGACCGATCATGGAAACATGAATGGTTTCTCGCATCAGTATCTTCATGCAAAGAAGTTGAAAGAAAAAGGAGTAAACTTCAAAGCAATTCC